ACGTATTCAGGCGTTGGAAACGAAGACGGACAAGGATACCGTCTATGACGATTCCGACCTGAAGCGCCGCGTTACCGCGCTGGAAGGCCGTCCCGCTGGACAACGCTATGACGATACCGCGCTTGCTGGTCGCGTTACTGCGCTTGAAAACAAGACCGACAAAGACACGGTGTACGACGATACCGCGCTGAAAGGGCGTGTCTCTGCACTGGAAACCACGTCTACGGACCTGACCGGCCGCGTGCGTGAGCTGGAAAGTAAGGCGCCTGTCGCGTCTGGCGAGGCGTTTACCGGCGATATGAAAGGCCGTGCCATCACGCATCTTGCTGCCCCCAGCGAGGACACGGACGGCGCGAACAAGGCATATGTCGATCAGCAGCGCGATGCAGCCGTAGAGACCGCCAAGAGCTACACCGACGGGGTGAAATCCGCGCTTGAGCCGACCATTGCGGAAGCGAAGAAGGCCGGCACGGATGCCATGGAACGCGCCGACGCCGCCCATACGCAACTGTCCGGTATCTCTGCCAAAGTGACGGCGCTTGAGGGCAAACCGTCCGAAGCCTTCACCGGCGACATGAAAGGCGGCAAGATTTCAAACCTTGCTGACCCGACCGCCGAGAAAGATGCAGCAACGATGAAGTACGTTGATGCCGAGGTGAAAAAGGTCGGCGTGGCGGCTGCGACGGTTTCGAGCAAGCATGCCAAAGACCTGAAAGACGAGCTGGCACCGCAAATCACGGAAGCCAAGCAAGCGGCTTCTGGGGCGTCCACTAAAGTGGACGGGATCGTTTCTCGTGTTTCCACGCTTGAGACTGATGTTGCTGGCTTGAAAGCCGGTGGCGGTGGCGCTGGCGGTGGTGGTGGGGCTGCGCCGTTCACCGGCAACATGGAAAACCGCAAGATCATCAATCTGGCGGCGCCTGAAACTGAATTCGACGCGACGAATAAAGGCTATGTCGATGGCATTCGGTCTGAGCTGATTGCATCGGTTGCTGACGCGAAGAAAGCCGGTACGGATGCGCGCACGGAGGCCGACAAGGCCAACACGGCCATTACGGATATCCAATCGACGGTTTCCACGCTGACGGGCAAGGTATCCACGCTGGAAGGCAAGCAGATTCCGGAAGCTTTCACCGGCGACCTGAAGAATGCGAAGCTGACGAACGTTGCGCTTCCCGAGAACGCCACCGATGGCGCGACTAAGGGTTACGTTGACACTGAAGTGGCGAAGGTTGACGCGAAAATCTCGCAGGCCACCACCAAATCCGGAGAGACTGAAGGGAAGGTCTCCGTCCTCGAAGGCAAAGTGTCCGATTCCGCCCAGAAGATCGAAGCTGCCGAAGGCAAGATCAGGACTGCAGAGGACCGGCTGGATACTGTGGAAGGCAAGGTCAACGGCCTTGAAACGAAGGTTTCCGGGTTGGATACTGCCGTTAAAGAGCTGAAGGCCAGCGGCTACGATGACACCGAGATCAAGCGCCGCGTTACCGCGCTGGAAACCAAGGAAGACAAGGATACGGTCTACGATGACAGTGGCATCAAGGCCCGTCTTACCACGCTGGAAGCAAAACCCGGCTACGATGATTCGGAGGTTAAGCGCCGCCTGACCGATGCTGAAACTGCCATCGGCGCTAAAGCGGATAGCACTGCACTGGCATCCACAAACAGCGATGTTACTGCGCTGACGGTCCGCGTTACGAATCTGGAAGCCAAGCCGGATAAAGACACGGTATACGATGATTCGGACCTGAAACGTCGTGTGTCTGTTCTGGAGGCGAACGGCGGTGGTGGTGGCGGTGGCGCCTACAACGATTCGGAACTGCGCAACCGTATCAATGCCCTCGAAAAGAAAGAGGACCGGGATACCGTCTATAACGACGCAGAATTGCGTGGCCGCGTGCAGGCGCTGGAATCCAAAGAGGACAAGGATACCGTTTACAACGATACCGAACTTAAAGGCCGCGTCGCAGCGGTTGAAAGTGCGGTGGCGACGAAAGCGGAAGCCTCGGCCCTTCAGACTGAAGCCGAAAAGATTACGGCCCTTACCACGCGGGTTAAAGCGGTCGAAGATCGCCCAGCCGGCGGTGGTGCAGCGCCTGATCTTTCGGGGTACATGCAGAAATCTGAATTTGAGCGTTATTTCAGAGATAGCACTACCTCGACGCTTGAGCCTGTCTACGCGAAGAAATCGGACATTAGCACTTTCATCAACTCAAGCGCGCTTGATCAAGCAATGCTTGGGATTCCCCGCATGATTGGTTACGTTCGTTACACGAACGTGCAGGCCGGCGCGTGGGAAAACGGTGCATCGCTTGTGCCGATTGGAACCTACCAAAGGACGGACGTAGGGTCTCTGGACTTCTCGTGGCCCGCTCTTGATCCAAAGGATAACCTTCTGGTCATTCTGCCGCGTCAGGGTGCATATCTGTTCCAGATCATCCCTGTCAGCAAGTCGGATACGCTGGTTTATCTGCACGATGGGCAGGGTTCCTTTGATGGAATGGTGGGTCCGATCTCTTCGGCTAACGCGGTTGCGATGGGTACCGGGATACAATTTATCGGCGCGGTCAATGGACCGAACAAACTGGCCCGTATCCCCTTGGCAACCCCGGGTAATACCCGTAAACCCATTGGGGATTTGGTCATCATGATTACATTCCTTGGGGAGCGTAGATAAAGAGTGGCAACGATAACAGCGTCAGAAATTCGGAAGCGCATGGCTTCCGAAACTGATATCCAATTGGATATCTACGACACTGTTTCCATCGAAGACGATCAACTGGTCATCCCGAATACCGTTAACAGCATTCGGGGTGGCCATTTCGTATTTTGGGGAAACAGGGCAAGAGCAGGCATGCTTGTGCTTAACCGGCGGGTTGAGCATGAGCTGCTGATTGAAAACACGCAGATTACGCTTCACGCGAACGAGCAATCCAATTGCGAAGCGGCTTTGTACATTACGGGTAGCAATAATGTTTCCGTAAAACATTGCCGATTTTATGTTAGCCTCGATGCGCATGCTCACTGCCTGAGTATTAAGGCTGCCGTGCCGGGTGTTGATTGTTCTGGTATCAAGGTCATCGGGAATACGTTCCAATTCCAGAGACACGAAGAATCGATCAAGAGTGGCAAAAACGCCATTTTTGTTCTCGGCCATCTTCCGGGGAATCAGAAAGAAAGCTGGACCAAGTACGGTCGGCTGCTGACGCCGGATGCGTGGGTCAGAGACATTGAGATCAGCGGAAACATTATCTCTTCCGGTTACTACGGCATCGGGCTTAGTGGCGTCCGTGATTTTGAAGTGCATGGAAACACGATGTCATACAACATGCGTGGCATGTCCGTTCAGGATGGATGCACTGTTGGGAACGTTCGCGGAAACAAGGTCAACCAAAACGAATCGGCAGGATTCCACAATGCTTACGGATCGCATGACATTCGGTATTCGTGGAATGAGGTGAACTCACCTTCTGCTGCGCATGGAGAGGCTTTCTTCCAAGCTTATGTAGGATGCCGTGACATTACATTCGAGTTTAACGAATCGTTTAGTGCTTTCGGTTCCGACGAAACTGGGCCTAAGTATGTCTATTACGCCGGCATCGACGTGGACAACATCCAGTTTTGGAACAATCGACACAATGGCAAGGCTTCCCGCGCCATCGCGTGCATTGACAATCAATGGTCCAACAAGATCACGGACCCGCATCATCGTTCATTCAACGCCAAGGATGTCGATAACGACTTCGGTAAAGGCACGCAACCTAACCGGGTTGCCATGCTGCTGAACAAGATCGAGAACGCCGGCGATAGCGTCATTTACGCATACACTGCCGACCGGAACCTGCCGTTCTTTGGCGTGACGGATTGGGGCAACGAAGGCGAAGGGGTTTTGCGCATCAAGACGCCTAACGACGTTGCCAATGGCGTTCTGCCCGTTCCTATCGTTTACAGGAATGGGAATGTGGTGCCTCATAGCGAACTGTATGCGACGCCCGGTGGTGGTCAAACTCAACCGCTGCAACCGCCTGCCAGCCCGACCGATGATGACGTGTTCAAGGCCATCTTGGCAGAGGGCCTCACTGTCAGCAGCAACCGGAATAAGGTCGAAGTGCCTGAGCCGCCCGTTTTCCCGCTGCGCACTGCCATTCACGCGCCGACCTATAACACGCCTATTGCCCGCGTAACCGACAACGTTGTGGCATGGTCCAAGGGCCAGCGTCGCGTGCGTTCGGACTATTCGCGTCGTCAAGCATGGAACTGTGATAACACCATGTTCATCATGACGACGAGCGATGGTTACTGGCAGACCTATGACAACAAAACGCTCAAGCTGATTGCAACGATGCCAGCGCAAATGGGCGGCGATGCAGAACCCGTCTGGCATCCGAACAAACCGGACGTTCTCTTCCATGTGCCGCAAAACGGCGTCGGCATGAAGCTGATCGAGCGTAATGCCCGCACCGGGCAGGAAATCAAGACGACGGAAATCGGCCCGCTGCTGACGGCTATTTGGCCCGAAGCATTCAACTGCTGGAGCAAGTCTGAGGGCGCGCCGTCGCTGGATTGCCGTTACTGGTGCTGGATCGTCCAGAAAAAGGGCTTCATCCCGCTGGGCGCCGTGGTCTATGACCGCGTGGAGCACAAGATCATCGGGAAGATCGACATTCCTGAGAACCATATGCCGGACCATTCTTCCATGTCCCCGTCGGGCAAGTACGCGACTATCTCTTGGGCGTATCAACCCGGATGGGATACCCGCGCATACACGCGGAACATGAAGGATGTTCACCCGGCCAGCAAGAGCGGCCTGCCCTATATCATCATCAACACGGCATCGGAACATAGCGACCTTGGCCAGCTTGAAGACGGTACGGACGTGTACGTCTCCGGGGATTACACCGGCAATTCCCGCCTGTTCATGGTCAATCTTGAGACCGGACAAGAGACAAACTTCATGAGTTTGTACGGCCAGAGTACGGCCACCGCATATCACGTTAGTTGCCGAAACTCCCGCGTGCCCGGATGGTGTGTCGTTTCGTTCTATAACGATTATCTGGACAATCACGATAACGAGCAGCGCAACAAACCGGCCATGCAATGGTTCCACCGCAAGATTTTTGCCATGGAACTGAAGCAGAATGGCAAGATGATCCCACTTGCTTGGGCTGATTCCGTTCGGCGCACGTTCTGGGGCGATGATGCTTACTGGACTGAGCCGCAAGCGACTGTCAACCGCGAGATGACGCGGATCATGTTCCAATCGACGATGAACGTCGTGGACTGGAAAGCGACGGAAACCTACATGCTGGCGATGCCTGAAGGTCTCTTTGGCAGAATCGTTCCGGGTGTGACCGCCGAGGAGCCGCATGTCGTTACCCCGCCGACGCCGAACCCGCAGCCGCCTACACCGCAACCGCAACCTCAACCGCAGCCGCCTGTTGTTGCGCGTGAGTGGAAGGGCTTCGATAAGACCGAGATGGCGAACGTCTGGGGGCCGGGGCGCTTTGTCATCGAATCCCTTCGGAACCTTACGGTGGGATATCGCACCGGCGCTCACAACTATGCGATGACGTGCCGATTCAAGGCCGAATCGTCTGCCGCGCTTGCGCGTATTTGGTACTACGTTCCGTATGGTGATGCAAGCGGATATCACGGCGGGACTGCTGGCATTCTCCGTGCAACCATCTATGACGATGACGGCAACGGCAACCCGAATCGTGCCGGGGCGCAATACGGATACATCACGCGAGACCTTCGCTCACTCGACCATAGCCGCGATGCCATGTATGAGGACGTTGTGCGCGATGCCCGCCCGCTGACCGCTGGCAAGATTTATCACGTCACGTTCAGGAACGACGATGCGACGGTAGGAAACTTCTACTCGATCAACTGTGTGCAGGTTGGTGCTAACGCACGTTTCTCGCCTACGCGCTGGGTTCCGCCTCGGGAATGGGGTACCAAATGGTCTTCCAATAGTGGCGCCACGTGGATCGATTCCACGAACCCGGCATCCACTAACGGTGCCGAGATGGTCACAGTCCCGATGATGCGGCTTACTGATACGGCCGGAAAGGAATACGGCTACATGGTGCTGGAATCTGGGGCTCCTAACTCTCGGGCGATCATCCTTGGTCAATCGAACGCCGGCAGCCAGACGCGGAACATCCGTGAGGCCATGTATATCAGCAAGAAAATGACCCTCAAGGGCATGTCGCTGGTGGCTGAGAACATCAACGGGAATGACCAACTGACGATTTCCATCAAGCGGCTTATCGGTGACGGTCTGTCGAATGAGGAAAACGGCACGCTGTGGACGCATACGCTCACGGCGAACGCGCGCCCGGCATCGCAGCGCATTAGCGGCATCCGGGCGAACTTCGCGGTCATCGAATGGTACGACATTCCGTTTACTTCGGATATCGTTCTGGCGGCCGGGCAATGGATCGCGGTTGACTTCACGGCTCCGCGTGGATCGTGGCGCTTTGCGGGTCAAACTAACGGCCGGCGACGCGGCACGGAAGGCGGTGGGCGCGGTCTGGAAATGCCGGTGTCCTATATCGATGGCGAGGCGCGGTACACGAACAATTCGGGCAACTGGATTCCGCTGAACTATCACGCGCACCAATCGCCTAACGGCAACCGGAACGACGTGAACTGGCGTGGTGTGACGCTGCACTACATTGAGGATGCGAATGCTCAAGAGACGCCGGCACCGATTCCGAAGCCGCCTGCACCGCCTCCGACACCGCCCGCACCGAATCCGCCCCCGGCACAACCGCCTGCACCGCCGACGCCGACGCCATCCGGCTACATGTCTGACCGCGAGAAAGAGCGCGTTATCAGGCTTGCAACCGGATACAACGATGCAGCGCCGACTGGCTGGGTGAGAAACGGCACGAACGGAGGTGATGGCCAATTCAAATCAGCGGCAATCGTGCAGGGTAATCAGATTACTTGGGAACCTTCTGATGGCTGGTGGAATAACGGCGGCGGTCAACCTATCAGAGATCACGGACTTCTTAACGAGAAGAAGTGGACTCCGTTTGATACGTTCCAAAACTGGACGGTCGGCATGGAAGATAGTGGCAACACTGCCAAGCACGGTCAGATGTTCATGGACCTGCGCAACATGTGTACGTTCTTCCTGTATGAGGGCAGTAACGATTGGTGGCTGTTCCACAAATCAGACACTGTTGGTTGGGCCGATAAATTTAACTGGTCGATGGGCGGTGGCGACGGAAGCCAGATTCCTAGACAGGTTGTCGACGGACATAGCCGCGTGCTGATTCCTGTCGGCAATACTGATGCGACTGGTATTTATCACGGTGGTGCCGGCGACATTGACATGAAGCGGGCCTATGCACGCGGGAAGATTCGCGCTGTTCTGGTCACGGCCGAGGCCCGTATCTCGCCAAACTCGCCTGCTGGTGCGCGTGCATGCTTCCAGATGGGCGGCGACTGGAAGTGGTACAACGATAGCAAGATCCTTGCGTGGTATCCGGGCTTTGGTTTGTCTGCGACAACCCGACTTAGCCGAGATTGGCAACGGTTCTACCATTGCTCGCTCCGCCTTGACGATGGCTCGCTCAAGCCGGACGTTTCCCGCGCAAGCCGCGCTATCACGGTTGGCGAATTCCGCAGAACGCGAATCCCGCTGCCTGATATGACCTGAGATAATGCACACGCCCCGGGGAAATCCGGGGCATCCATGGAGAAAACGAAATGAAGCAATTGCAACCTATTCTTAACTCGGCCTGCCTTCTGGGCAGCACCGAGCCGCTGAATGATCGCCTGAAGATCATTCAAGACAATTTCAACGAACTGAATGCACGTGCCGGCGGTGGTGGCGGTGGCAGCGGTTTCGTTACTTCGGTCAACGGGCAAACCGGAGACGTGAACCTGAGCTTTGATAATCGCACGTTCCTGAATCCGACGCTCAATGGCACGGTGACGGCTAACGGTTCTCGCGTCGTTACTGAATCGGCGCTCACGACTGAAAAGCAGGCCATCACGCAAAGCATTGAGGCACTTAAGGCAGTGGCCACCACGACCACGCCCGGGATGATGTCAGCGGCCGACAAGGTGAAGCTGGACGGTCTTTCGACCGGCGGTGGTCACTCTGAAGCGGAACCCGCCAAGCCCGAGGCTATCGTTTCGTCCCAGATGTACGGCGCGCTGAATATCGTTGTGGACGGTGGTAGCGGCGCCTCGATGGATGGCGATGCCGAGCATACGCATGCCACCAAGCGCGTGCAGTTTGCCGCCCAGATGACGATTACCGTTCCGCAAAGTGGCTGGTATCGCATCGAGGTCGATGCGTTCGCCAAGAACGACGGGACTACCTTCACCAAGGGGGTGTACCTCAACAATGGCGTGACCAAATTCCCGGCGGTGGTGGGGGTTTCGACCGTGCGCCAGACCAAGATGAGCGGCAAGAGCGGCTTTCTGTCGTTCCTCGCCAAGTGTGAGGCTGGCACGGCCTACCGCATCAGCCTGAATAGCACGGAAGCGTTCAGCGCCCAGAACGTGAAACTCACGGTTTCATACGAAGGGGAATGACGTATCATGACGGCCATAGCCGGAATGAGGAAACACTATGGCCGTCACTCTCAAAACGATTGAAGAAATTCCATCGAATGATCCCTACGCGACGCCTGAACTTTGGAACGCGACCTATCGGGACATCAACTACAATTTCTCGCAGCTAACCCGGGAAATCAATCAGGGTTTTGTGACAAAAACCGCTGATATCTACGCGAATTCAACCGCGGCGGCGAAGAACGATTACATTCACGCTCAAGGCTTCTTCTCGATTGTTCACCCCGCAAACTATGACCGAAGCCAGCGCGTCCCTACTACCAAATGGGTTGGCGACCGTGTGGACGAAGCGCGGTCCGGGATGCTCTCGCGTATCTCGAATGACATGCAGGCCGTCGTGTCGCCCGTCACTTTTGCCAAGACGATGTTCGCCGGACAGTCTCACTGGGGGACGGACATTGATTCGATCCTGCGCAATCTGAAGCTGGAAGGATCGGAGTTTGGACCTACATCGGTGCCAAACTTCTCGATGCTTCGCAGACTGGGATGCGTCCACAACATCGGGCACGCAAACGGTGGGCTTTCGTTCATTTGCTTCCCGCTGATGAACTTTTTCATCATGATCTTTGGTACCGCATCATTCCCGCGAGGCGGCGGCCATGCAATCAACGTCCCGCTGCCGATCCACGTGGATGAGCCGTTCGGTGTGATGCCGACACCGGCCGTGTCGAAAAACTTCGGCGCCGTCGCTGGAAGCTTCGCTAACAACGAGAACATTACGCTGGACTTCCCCGGCGCGGCGGATGAGATCAGGAAGAACGGAACCTATTGCAAGGTTGTGGCTTTCGGCTTCACTTCGTCCGCAAGCCTGCGCGCTGTCTCGAATAAATACGCGGCATCGAATGCCAAGGATAACTGACCATGGCGATTTTCAACATTCCACACCCTTCGATCTCAAAGCTTCCGACTACGGAGGTGGATGCCGAGCCGGAACTCTGGAATAAGGGATACCGTCAGATTGACGAGAACATGGACGCCATCAAGCGCCAGCTAGATCTACTGGACAAGGAATTGCGCGATGCCCGGGGAGCTGACGCTAACGCGGCTGCACGTATTGCGCGCATTCAATCCGAATTTAACGCTCTTAAAACGCGCATCGGAAGCACTGTCGTTAACTCGATCAACGGCAAGACTGGGAACGTCTACATTACGGCCGGTGACGTGCCGGAATTGCTCACGAACGGCAATCCGTACATGACAGGCATTCCGCATCTTGTGGGTGTTCAGGATTGGGCCAACGAAGCCGAGACCGAGGTAGACAACAATTCAAATCAGTTTGCCCTAGTCTCGCAAGGTTTCATCAAGCGCATGATGCGCAAGATTTCCGAACGATTCGTGCAGACGTACTCGGTTGGCGGTCAGCGGTTCATCGTCATGGGGATTCCCGGTGCCCGATTCATCATCGGCGTAGGGAAAGCCACGTTCAGCGACCATAACGGGCATGCGTCTTGGGAGATAGGCCCGGGCCTGAACGATATGTACAACAAGTATGACCCTGAATGGTTCGCCGCGTACATGACGCCGCAGGTGGGTAGTGAAGCTAAATTCCTTGGCGGCGAGGCCATCGGGCGCAACTTCCGCATGCGATGGATTGACGCCCCGATCCGTGGTGACAAGATTGCATCTTGGATGGTCATAGGAATTTGCCGGCGATGATTAACGCATCAATACCTACCCCCATTGAGAAGATCGCGTCCGGGATGGATTTCACCGGGTACGAATTCAACCGGCGGCTGGAATCAGTCGATATCAATTTCAAGCTGAAATCAGCCGAGATCGAGCGCGCCATTGATGACCTGAAGGGCATTTCTCCGGTCACGAATCTTCTGTTTGACCTTCAGCAACTGAACCAAAAAACAAACCCTATCGTTAACTCGATTCATATCGGCGTCCCTGTTGCTGGGCACGCAAACGAAGCGCCGATTGCTTGGCAGAATTTCAACTTCCGAAACCCTGCTGGCGGGGATATCAAGCCGTGGGCCAATGGTGTCGGCCCGTCCGGGTATGCGACGATCAGTAGCGAGTGGCTTGCGACGATGCTTGTCGGGGCAAGCAAGCAATACGATGGCGACGGATCGAACCTGCCCGAATGGAACAAGAACTACGGGTCAACCTATCGTCATCATCCGCTCTTCTACCGTCTGCCAACCCGCCAAGGGACGGTGAACGGTATCGGGTCCAGCGGTTTTGCCGGCTCTCCGCTTGCGCAGGCACATGGCGAAGACGGCTATCTTGCGACGCGGTGGTGGGCCAGACAGGCGGTCCGGGCCTTCCGTGACGCGATGGGCAGCATCCTCGGGGTTGTCTTCAATCAGCGCGTAGGCGGTAACGCGCCCTTCCAATACGTTATCCCGCTGGGGCGCGAATGGTGTGCGGTGGTTGGACGTGCCAGCACTGCGCCGCGCTTTGGTTCATTCAGTGGCGGCACAAATACCCGTCTCGTTTCGATTTGCGGCAGCCAATTGAACATGAATAACTACCCGTTCGCCGGCGAGGTCTATACGTTCGTTACTGGATCGTATGGTGACGGGCATAACTACGGTGGTGAGGTTGCCGGTGCGCCTGAATTTGGTGGCAGGCCGGCTCTACGCATCAGGGTTGCCCCAGAAGGGGCTAACTCGGGGGATTATCGGGTGTTTGATGTGTTCTATCTGCTGATTGGTCAGCGTGACAATTCGAGCAACAAGCCGAGCGCACTAAACGTGCTGTTCCGATAAGAGAAAAAGAAAGGGGGCTTTCGCCCCCTTTGTTCATTTGCGCGCTGCCTGTCTTGCGGCCTGTTCGGTGGCCTCGATCCGGCTGATCATCTTCACTTGGAAAGTGTCGCGCTTGAATTCGCCCACTGCATCTTCCTTGGGGGCGGCGCTGTCCAGAGTAGGCTTTTCCGGCTTGTCAGGCGATTCTTTTTTGTCGCCCTTGTCCTCACCTTCCGCCTTCTCTTCGGCGGCCTCGGCGGCCTTTTCTTGCGGCGATTCGGCGGGTTCCTTGTCCTCGGATTCGCCCTTGTTCATTTCCCGTTCGGTGTCCTCGGCTTTCTCTTCCTCGGAACGCTTGTCAGGCGGGGGAACTTCCCGGGCATCATCGAGGCTGCCATCGGTTTCCCATTCATCAATTTCCGCCTGAAGGCTGGCGATCAGTTCTTTGATTTTGTCGATTGTTTCCATAAAAAAAAGTCCGCTGTTGTTAGCAACGGGCTCTATTCTATCGTTTAGAACGGGATGTCATCATCATCGTCGAATTTTGGCGTCTTTTTGGGTTTAGGCGGCGCTGATACCCGCTCTTCGCCCTCGCCTTTCTTGCCATCGCCAACCGGGAACATCACGCGCTCCGCGATGATGTTTGTATAGGTGGGCGAATCTTCGTCCTTTTTGAAATATTCAATCCGGCCTTGAATGTTGATGCCCTTGCCTCGACTGAAATGCTTCTGCACAAACTCGCCGGTTTTGCCGAACGCGGTAACCTTGTGCCACTGGGTTTTCTCATCCCCGTTAAAGTATTCGGTGGTTGCCACTGAGAAGCGCACACCAGCGGAAAACTCTTCAGGGTCTTTGCCAAGACGGCCGTTAAGAATGACGATATTCATGGATGGATTTCCTTTTTAAGAACGCACTGCGACGGATTTTTCTTCAATTTCAGAGCAGCCGACTAACGGATGGCCCGCCTTCCACGCTGCCCGGACGACTGCCATATTAACCGTGATGGCGTTCTCCGGGGTGTACCCGTCGATGATGGCCTGAAGGAAAGCCTTCATATCCGTAATGGCCACGTCTTTCCGGGTCTTGATGGAAATCTTATCGTCGCCGATCTTGGGGGCTTCCGCGACGGCCAGTGTCTTGGCCTGGGATTCCATGATCATGGCTTGGACCTGATCTTCCAGAGATTCGGAGGCCTTGAGCTTCTCGGCTTCGGCGGCGAGCCGGGCCTTTTCTTCCTCTACTTTCTTGGCTGACTCGGCTTGAGCAATGGCGCGCTCTTTCTCTTTCTTCGTCTGGTAGACAAGGATGCGGGATTTCAGCAAGTCTTCCGCGTCTTTCAGGTATTGCAGCGGCGGCTTAAACAGGGCGTTGACCTGCTTAATGGCGTCGTTCTGAGGCTTCGTGATGGCCACGCGCTTTGCCTCGATTTCCTTATATTTGGTCTTGATGGCCTTGAGGTCTTCGTTGGCCGCGTCAAACGACAGATCGTCGATGATTTCGTAAGCTTCGGAACGCGCTTTAAACATGAGCGCGGCTTTTTCGATGGGGGCAATATCAATCATGGAATGGGGTTCCTTTGAGGTTGTGTTTCAGGCAAAAATTGCGAAGCTGAAGGCATGACAGGAATGTGGTCCAGCCTTCGGCTATGTCGTGGGTTTGTAGCATGTACGTCGGTGGTTCATCGGATTTGGGGAGTTTGAGGGACAGAATTCCGTCAATGCCGTACTCGGCAATGAGGGGTGTTTTCGCATACGCCGCGAGCTGGGCAGATACGGCGGGATTCAGTTTGAACGTTGTCTTAAGGTCCAGAACGTAAGTCTTGCCGTCGATCTTGCACACACGGTCAACCGTGCCCGCGTACATGAGGGCAGGGTGAAACGTGCGGCACTCGATGGCCAGCCATTCTGGCGAGTGTTCAAACAGGAACCCCTTGTATGCCTCGATGGCGTTCCGGAACTCATCAGGAAGCGATGCCTCATCCAATTCTGCCCGGTCATATAGTTCCGTCGCATAGTGGACGGCCGTGCCGTATGCAGCGGCCTTTTCCAGAATGGGACGCGGAACCTTGTCCAGACCGGACAGGGGCTTGAGAATCGTTGTCACTGATGGAACGGGAATGCCGTTCAGGCGGTACGTGTGGGAAGGTTCGTCAAATTCGAGTTTGTGGGTCATGTCGCAATTATGGGCGACCTTCGGCCAAAGGTCAAGCTTTAGAATGGTCTCCGTACCCATTGGGGTACATTCTTTTTGCAAAAAGGAACAATTCGTATGACTGTATCTACTGGCGCATACATGAAGACGCTTTACCAGAGCGTCGCGGCCATGGGCGAGAAATCCATCAACTCGGACATGGCTTTTGAGATCGACGGGCATGAAAACATGTGGCTGCTGTGCAAACAAGCCCCGTGGCCCGAGCTGTCCTCGGCGGGCGAGATCGAGATTCCGACTCCCACTGGCGGATCGGCATTCCAACCCCAGCAACTGAAGGTTGCCCTTCAGGGTCAGGTGACGTTTCTTGAGACGGTGGCTGGGGACGTTGACCGGATGCTTGACGCCATCACGGCACAAGGTGGGAAATTCAATGCCAAGATTTACGAGGGCACCCCTCAGAAATGGACTAGCCGTAAGCATCTTAAAGATTGCTTCCTCGTGCTGGATGCTACGGACCGAGACTGGGAAAACCGCGCTCAAGTAATGACCATTAGTGGCACGCTGTTCTACCACTACTTCGGCCAAACCGACCGCATTTAAGGGGTAGGGGATGCGTATCAGTGACCTTGTTACGCGATGGGCCAGAAACTTCCGGCCCGTCGGGAACCTTCTGGAAGAGCCGATCATCTTGGGTTGCGCAATCCGTGCGGCAGAAACATACGCATCCCATGCGCCCCTTAAATCGCAAAACTTCCAAGCGTCGGATCAGTTTCTGAACGAATCGACGGATATCACGCCTTCGGAATGGGGGCTGATTGAGCCGCTCTTCCTTCTCTATATCGAGAAAGAAGAATCGGTCTATATCGACGCGATGAAACAGTTTGGCGGTGACATTGAGCGCCGTACAAACAGCGAGATTTCCCAAGATATCGAGCGGTATCTCGACGGGCTTCCGCGCAAGAGCTTCATGCAAGGCCCGATCTCACTGCAAATTCCGGAACCTTACGGCATTGATCGTCATGGGTTCCTTTGCCCGATGCAAATTCAGGTGATTCCGCGCCCATGATCACGATTGAGAACGGAAGAACTCTGCAAAATACTGTCGTTGTGTCTCTGGTTATTCGCAGCGACAGTAGCCCCATTCCGATCACCATGGAGGCAGACATTCGCGCCTTGGATGGCGTGGAAAAGTGGATGGAAGAAGGGCGCACGGTATCGGTCGGTAAGTACGAATTCGAGATTGTGAAAAGCCGCCTAGCGTCCGGACTGGTCCAGCAGGGGGACAAGGACACGGGCGGCTTTGCAATCACCTGCCTGATGAAGGGCACAAAGAGCATCGCCCTTCCGATGGTCCGGAATGTCTTCAAAGAGAAGCCCACGATTCAAGACTGCTATCGGCTTTCTGGTTCGCAAGCTAACGTCTTTGGTAATGTCATGGGGCAGCGTTTTGCATTGCTTCGCGGCGACCTGCCGACACCGATGATCAACCGGGTATTGCAGGAATCCGGGGCAATCGTTCGCTGGAAGAAGGGCAAGATTCAGGCGCTAACCTATCCGGAAATCGTCGCCCAAAAGCCGATCCGGTTTCTGCCAGACATTCAGGGGGCAGATGATGAAATGACGTTCGTTGCGCGAAACGAAATGCCGCAATACGTGTCCATTGATGAGAATCGGAACGTTGTGCAGGTTGCGCGTAGTGTGCCATCCCCGGTCTATTTCATCCCGCACCACGATGCACGTAGCGTGCGCCTGATGCAGCAGACGATCATCCAGCGACGGGTAGCAAAGATCATGCTGGACATGAACATAGACGCCGGGGATATCGTGGACGTGAACGGGGAGAAGTTGATCGTCGTTACGGCCGCGCACGTGCCGATTGATGGATACACGAAACTTTGGTTAGGGAGCGTTGAATGAGCGGATTTTTCCCGGGCGTGGTGGCGAGCTATGACAAAGTCAAGCGGTTAGTTACCGTAACGATTCCGGGGCTTGCTGACACGCCAGTGCCGGCCGAGCTGATGTATTCGCTTGGCGACAGGGCCACCCCGATTGCCTCGGGGCTGGCCACTGAAATCGAGATCGTCCCCGGGGATCATGTCTGGCTGCAATTCATCGGCGGAGATTCCCGCTATCCGCTTGTGGTGGGGTTCCGAAATCCGCAAATAGGAAACAGTGTCGATTGGCGGGCGTGGCACCACAAAAACATCATGCTCAAGGCTGATGAAGAGATCGTCATCGACACGCCGGGTACGGTGAGGATTACGGGCAGCGAAGCCGTTAGGGTCATTACGAAGGTTGCGCACGTCACAGCTAGCGAGAGTGCCACGATCAAAAGCCAAAGCGTGATGATCGATGCCCCGGCGACGACGTGCAATGGTGCGTTGTCGGTCTCCGGGGCGTTAACAGTTAACGGTGGCGCGGCGATCTCTGGCGGAAGTGGCGCGGTTGTCTCTGGCACGATGAACGTCGTTGGCGCTATTGCCGTTCAAGGCACGATCAAGGCGTCCGGTTCCATCCGCGAGAATTCGCCTTAAAGGGACGCCGCGTAGTTCTCAAAACTGGCCGTCAGTGTGGCGGCCTTTCTCGGGCTTCGGTCGGCCTTTCGATTGCGGTACGTTTCTTTGGCGGCCATCACTTCATCCCGCGGCCAATACTGGGAGCCGTTCTTTAGCAGCGGCGTTTTCAGTACACCCTGTTTAACAAGTTTCGAGAGATTCCCGCGTGTGCAGCCGAGCATTTCCGCGACAAGGGATGCCGGAACAATGTTTACAGTGTGAACCATTGCCGCTGTTTCATCTTGATTGGTTTCCATTCCTTGACGATGATTTGTCGAATGGGGTGATTGTCGATCTCATCGCCGGCTTGCTTTCGCTTGGACGCATTCTCGCCGCGCACGATGCCGTACCGCTTGATGCGCGTCTTGATGACGCTAATGGAAAGCCCGGTCTCTTCGGAAATCTCAACGAGCGTCCGGCCTTCTTCGTTGATCAGGCGTTCCAGCATGTTCCGTTCTTTGGCCTCGGCGGCAGCGCGTTCCGGTGAGATGTTGCGCTTTCTCTCTCGCGGCTTTTGTTCGATTCCGAGCTTTCGCAGGTATTTGTTGACCTGCCCCCGGGTCACGCCGAGGAATGTGGCGATTTCATCCGTACTCATCCCCTGCTGGGTGTAGCAATGATCAACGTATTTGAGCTTCTGGATACCTTCCAGTTTGCGCTTTGTTCCCCCGGGATTACGCATCGCCTTGTAGTAGGTATCACGATTGACTCCGGTACCCTCAAGCGCCTGATTCAGGGACATTCCAGCATCGCGGCGTTTGTTAATGGTATCGATGATCTCTTGTGCAAAATCAGTAGATTCCATGCTTTGCCATCCGTTCCATGCGGTTGATTCGCTCTTCCAGAGCGGAGATCAATTGTTCCTTGTGCTGGAAGACAGGACTTTGGTGCTGCGACGCCAGCAGCGTGCCGCTTTTGATGCGTGAAATAATGGCGTTATCGTAGACACCGACCTTTTGAGCCGTTCGCCTGATCGACCATCCCTTGCCCATGAGGTCAACGATCATATCTAGCTGATCTTGCGTCATCCGCTTACCAGACGGTCGCGCCTGACGTTTTGTCCCTGTCTCTTCTTCGGCGCGGTTCAGAGATACGTAAACCGTGGCCTCACTCATCCCGAACTCTTCAGCCAATTGCTTGATGGACAGGCCGTCGTTATGACGGTCGAGAACCCGGCGAACGAACGCCGAACGGACGCCCGTAACCTTCTCGCAGATGTTGTTGGATTTGACGTTGGAATCGATGGTGATATTCATTGGTTGTTGTCCATGATGTACTGAAGGAACCCGGCAAAGACGAGGGATTTGTTGTCGATGTGCAGGGATTGATGAACCGGGGAACTGACGAGCAACCCCCAGAGTTTGCCGTAGCGGATGATCTTTACACCGGGCTTGCTAGATGCCACGATGGTTGGATGTTCGGTGAAAACTTCACTCATGAGCCGTCCGAACGCTTGCGATGCTTTGTGTTCGTTCGGAAACTTGCGCTCTTCCTGAATGCTCTTGCCGTCGAAGATTCGGACAGTTGAATGATGACGCTGGATGTTCATGTTCTTTCCGTGGGATTGTGGCCCGCCTTCCGACGGGCCGATGGTTGATTATTTGGCGTCTTTCATGACGACAAAGTACGTATTGCCTTTGTCCTCGTAGAATCCGCAGTTATTCGCACCATCGATGCATTCGAGATCGCCGGCGAAGCTGTCCATGATCTCCCGGTCAATCGTCACACGGCCGACACCGATAGCGTGGCCATAGTCGATATGCCGGATTTCTTCTTTGACGATTTGCGCATCCTTGATGCTGTAGTGATTTTTCATCAGCATCATAGTCAGGCGTACGGTGCGTTGTTGCTTGTTCATGGTTCTACTCCGTTGGAAGTGTGTAGCGCGTAGTGCGCTGTCTGTTGATGGAGATGATTACACCACACCTATTTTTAGAATGCAACCCCCGCCGACGGACGGTTGTTGTATTGCTACACGCCCTCTCCGTTCAGGCGCTTGTCTACCAGAGCAGCGTAGCCGGCGATGTCGTGCCAGCTATCCGCATAGCGCGGGTCTCCGTTGAGGATACGGGCAATCTTGTGCTGGATCATGTCGAGCGCCTCGGCCATGTCCGGGTCCAGATTGTTCCAGTTATGGGATTGCCGCATCAGGCCCTTCAGTGTCTGCGAGATGCTGGCCTGCCCGGCGAATGAGCCATAGCGTGCGCCGCGAGCGTTCAGAGTGCTTGAAACGTCGGTCATTGTCATTTCTCCATATATTCACGCCATGAATACATAGCGTAAGTGATTGAATTCAATCGGGTTTTATTACAAACTCGATATCGTGGATTGCGGCAGGGATGGCCTTGTCAGCCAAGATCGCCGCGTCCATGCCGTGCCACACCTCCCTATTGGCAGCGTAGACGAGCATGTAGATCGGGGCGAGGTCGCGTGCGCGTAACGGGTACTCGCGCATGAGGAAGGCGGCCATCTTGGCAGATTTTTCGGACCCATTGACACGGAATTCATCCATGAATTCGCGCCCATCGTCGAGGCGCCAGCGGTACCGGAAGGAACCGTCTGGCGCTTCTTCAATGTTGGCGGCCCGCCCCCTGCAAAGCAGGTATTGCGCCTTGTCCATGGGTCAATCCAGACGGTAGTAACGGTAGACAACCGACGGGGGAACCCACGTTGACGGATCAAGATTGAGCATCGCGCACGTCTCTTCCCATTTGACCTTAGCCGTTTCGTCGTGGGCGTCAGCCGTATAGAACTCCGGAAAGTCTTTATAGAACGCGACAAGGTGCGGGTCTTTCTCGGAGAGCTTCATCTTCGCCGGCCGGCCGCGCTTGCGCTTGAATTCTTCTTTCATTTCCTCGCCTTCTTCCTGCCAATGGGCGGGCATACCGTCCATTTGCAACTCTTCGACAGACTTCCGATTCGGGGCGGTTCCGGGGCGTGCCAGCGACCATCCGCGACGCGAGTAATAGAGCGTCATGATCCCAGAGACATGCCTTGGCAACCCGAACGGGTTGTTTTTGAGGTCAACGTGAACCCGGATGACGTTCTTAGTATCGACAAGCTTGGCAATGGCGTTGTCACGCAGCCAATAGACAAGCTTGATCAATTCCTCCGTACTCATCTTGTTAACGACACGGAAGCTACCCAACTCCGGGTCATGTTTCTTGCGCGGGGCCTTGTATTCCTGCACTTCGGTGGCGGTTTCGGTGGTGGTGGTTTCCATTTTCTTTGGTCTACCTCGACGGTTTGGGGTTTGAGTGAGACGCCGGTAAATCTCTGATGCCGGCCCTGTTTTGATCGTTACTTCTCCGTTTGCACCGTTATAGATCATGGCCATCCCTCGCCCGTCCGGTGTCGTGATGATCTCGACAGCAAGATGGTTTTTATGATCCAAAAATCGATCACGCATCGCGCCGGACGATTGCTTGCCCATGACCTCAAATGCCTTGCAGAACGCTTGGTATGGCAGTGAATCCATGGACGAGAACGTAATGGATGTGACAGGCGAGGATGACATGGACCGGGTCCCTATAGACGGCAAACGGGTGAGCATAGTACCGCGCACTACCCCACAGTGTCAAGCCGTAGCGTTTCGTATTGTTGCGAATGTCGCAAAGTTACCAAAAGATTCACGCCGATAGATAGCGCCGACAGAACGCGCCATGACCGCTTCGAAAATACACACTTCAAAATTGGCGGTAATTTTTCTTACCCCCCTTCCTCCGAGTAGTTAGACCCCTAAGCAATCACGTCGAAAAAATTGGCGGTAAATTTTCAGACATGAGTTCAACATGAGTTGAACATTTAACGAACATTTATTCAACATGGTTTCAACGTTGCGTATCGTTTTAGAAAGAACAAGGAAATTGGCGGTAATTTTTCTCTCAACGTACATCAACGTGATAAACGAGAATTGTTCTCGTGTGTCTCACAAGATTTAAATAATTCTCCAAAAATTACCGCCAATTTTTCTCTCACGTTTCGCAATCTTAAAATTCGATTAAGGCCCGAAACGGGGGTTCTTGTCATTTTTCCACACATTGAAATCTTGAGTGAAAAATTACCGCCAATTTTTTCAACGTGCAATTTCAATTGTTAAATCGAGGATTCATGCGGGTTTCCGGGCGGTGCGGCATAGTTTTTGACATTGTTAAATCTCATTAAACGAATTTCTATTTTTTTTCTTCGTGAGGACCAGATATAAAAAAAGGTTTTTTCAAGATACCCCTATATATAGGGGTAGGTGGAAACACATGAAATTGCCGGGAGCCTCGGTCGGTGGTTCGGGTTGTCCGCCGGCTCACCCCGGGGGGGGGAGGGGGGTGGAAATATTGCCCGCATCCTGCCGACTACGAGCGGTCGAGACCCGGGGTATCTGGTGCGGGGAATTCGGGCGGAATTATTTGGGATGCATCCGGGAATTCGGCTCGAATTATTCGGGGTGAGAGCTGCCAGAGATCAGGCGCTCTCATTGGTAGAGAGGACGGGGCTACCAAACGGACCTGACGGTCCGGCTCTACTGTCTCGGCTCTCTATAGATAGGCGGTCAGTGCCGGTTGCTGGGAAGCGTCAGCGATCTTGACTAGCCGGCCGGTCTCGTGGGACCATAGATACATCCACTTCACTTTGGAAGAATCCATGAGCTACGAGAACATCATCAAGGTACTGAACCCTAACGCCCCGGTCTGGGCCGTCACGTCGGCTACTCGCACGACGACGATGAATCCGAAACAACCCTATGTCATCGACAGGGACGGCAAGCCGTCTTTGGTACGGCCTGGGGACTGGGCGTCGCGACTGTATGACCTGCTGGACTGGATCGAGACCAAGCCTGCATCACGTCAGAAGAATCTGCGCATCGGCGCGTTCCTGACCAGAGAGGACGGTATCTGCATCCTTGACGTGAAACTTGATGCCGACGGCAACCTGCCAGAGGACGTGGCCAAGATGCTGGCCGATGAGCCGACATACGCTGAATACACGACAGACCGCAAGGCCGTGCATATCTGGGGCTATGAGGCTGTGAAAGGGCTGGATGTGGTCGATCATCCGTCCATCAATTACTACACGTCCGGTTTCGTCGTTGTCACGGGCGACGGGTACGTTATGGACGGTATCGACTATTCGACGTTCCCGATTGGCATGGGGTCTCTGTCGATGGTCGCAAATTTCCTCGGCGCCAACCCGACGGAACAAGATCGAATTAACTACGCGCTGCTGGACGCGCCGCAGGATTCGAGCGACGAGGATGTAATCAAGCGGCTGCCAGACTGGACGAACGACATTGCCCTGTTCAATGCTGATGAAATCGCAGTGTTCTATGGGTCTGTCGGCGCTGCCCGCGCTCACGTCATCCGCGACATTCTGTCGATCAGCGGGAACGTTGCGCAAACCGTGCGTGTGGCGATGGCCAGATTCCCCCACGTTTTCGATGACCGTGCCAAAACTCTGTTGACGGTCCAGAACATCGGAAACTGCATGACAATCGAGAGCCGGCACTACTATGACGAGGTGATGCGGCAGCAGAGCGAGGTATACGAGCCATACGGTGAGCTATTCGTGCCGTCATGGGTTCTTGAGGAAGGGGGTAAGGTGGATGCCTTGCCGGAAGAAAAAACGCCGCCAGAGCCCGCTATTCAAGCCGCAGAGGCATCGCCTAAAACCGTTGACGCTCTTCCAGCCGTCCCAGACAGTGAAGCCGAGCAGGAAGAGCTGTTTACCGGGGCTGCGCGGCTTTCCGGCGTGGACCTGTACGCCGACATTGCAGATACCCCCTTCGGACGGGCCATTACGGAAATGTCCCAGCGGATAACGGCCGACGGCGCGCCTATCCGTCTCTCGTATCTGATCGGCGCCATGCTGGGCGTGGCCTCGGGCCTGCTTGGGCGGCGCTACACGTCCGGGAAATTGTTCCAGCATCGGCAAGTGGGCAGTCTTTACGTCTCGATTGTCGGCGCGCCGGGCGTGGGGAAATCGTCTTCTTTCTCTCCATACATGCGGCTTGTCGGTCGCGAGCTGGACAAAGAGATCAAGGGGCAAGTCATCCCGTTTATCAATACGTTCCCTACCACAATGACGCAGTTTTACCCCTTTGCGATTGCCGCGCCGTCATCGTGCATCTACGTGGAAGACCAGAGCAAATTTTTCACAATGGCCAAGCTTTCCGATAACTACACTACGGAAACATTCCACGACATCATGCGGTTTAGATTCGATGCAGCATCGGATAACGTGATGTGTTATAACCCGGTACGAGGCGGGAAGATCATGCAATTCCCGCGCTATTACACGTTCTCGGTTGTTGCCGATACGCAGATCGGGCCGTTTGTTCAATTCGTCTGCAATCGGGAGGTGTCGAGCAGCGGTCTGCTGTCTCGTATCTTGCCCATCATCGAGCAGCGCGGGCCGTCGGATAGCGTGTCGGATGATTACGTGGAGCCCGGTACGGTCGAGCGGCATATCTACCATCTTGCCCATGCTTACCTTGCGTCCAATCGCCCGTCGGAAGCGGAAGATGATGGATTCGAGCCGCCACGCTTCATCGAGCTTCAGTGTGAGCCCGAGGCGCTGGAATTGTTTCGGCATGGATTGAGTGTGTATGAAAAAGTGCCGAGCTATAACAGTTTCGATAGTGACGCTCGCACTCGTATCGCCGCCCATAGCGCCAAGATCGCCCATATCGTCGCCGCCTATAATGCAGTGACCGAAGACGACAAGCCGCTTGTCACGTACCGGCTGATGCGCTGGGCAATGTCGTTTGTTCATGAGATGTTCATGCGCGCTGTCCCGATGTTCAATCTGGCCATCAACGGGGATGAGACCGCCATCATGAAGCGCGTGCTTTCGATGCTGGAAACGTATCGGAAGGACGGAACGATCAACGGCAAGCACTTCCAGAACCGGCTAGGGATGAGGGTGCTTGATGCGTCGCAATGGCAGTTTTCAAACGAGATCATCCAGAAGATTTTTTCATCACTGGGGACCGTCGCAATCGGTCGACAGACGTTAACTACGGCCTCGGTGCGAAACCTGTTGTCCCAAGGGAGGGGCGGAAATGGTATGCTTGTCGAATCAAAGCGGCAGGTGGATAGTGTGACGGGCATCATGTCTTCATGCTGGACCCTGAACCGCGACCTTATCCTGTTCCCGGAATTCCATATGCCCACGCTCTTCGAGGTCATCAACAAATGACCGTTTCCCTCCGCTGGTATCAGCAAAACGCGGTTGATGCCGTCCTCAATACGGACCTCAAAAACCCGGTACTCGGCTTGCCGACGGGCTGCCACGCAGCAGGACATCCTATCCTCATGTTTGACGGCTCTATCAAGCGCGTTGAAGATGTGCGCGTAGGTGACGTTCTCATGGGGAATGATGGGACGCCGCGCAATGTTCTGATGTTGCGTGGTGGCCGGTCTCGTATGGTTCGTATCGAGGGCGACGGCTTGTCGTTCGTCGTGAACGAAGAGCATAAGCTTCCGGCCGTGTTTCGTGGGCGAGATTCCGTCTTCAAGGCAAAGAAACTGATCGGGCATCCGTTCCAGTTTTTTCGTAGCGTATCCGGCTCGATTGTTCGCATTGAGGGACGTGCTACGAGTGCACCCAAAGATTTCTTCTTCGGTTTCACTGTAGACGGCAATAACCGTTACCTCGATGGGAGTGGCGTCCATCATCGAAACAGTGGGAAAAGCCATACCGCTGCTGCCATCATCCGGAACATGCTCGATTCTGGCCGGATCAACCGGGCCGTCATCGCTACGCATACCGGCGTTCTGGTGGACCAAAACCATCAGGACTACGTGACCCACTGGAAGAAGAGCGAGAGTGTTGGCGTCGTGTCGGCGTCCGTGTCCAGTAAGAAGGACTGGGCCGCTGACGTTGTGTTCGGTTCCGTCGGCACACTCATGCGCAACCCGGGGAAACTCGGGCCGCGTGACGTGCTGCTGATCGATGAATGCCATAGGGTGTCCTCGGACCCGAAAAGCGGTTACGCCACGCTGATCAATGCACTGCGCTACCATCGCCCGGAAATGCCCGTCATCGGCATGACCGCAACCTACTGGCGACTGGGCGAGGGGCTGCTATGGGAGGTCGAGAATCCGATCTTCGACGGCATCGCCTACGATCTCTGCACTGGCCCGGATTTCACGCGCCTTGTCGATGAGGGATACCTCGCGCCGCTTGTCACGCAGGAAACGTCATCGCATGTTGACCTTTCCGGCGTTCGCACGCAGGCCGGGGATTTCAACCAAGCAGACCTGTCGGAAGCGGTTGAGCGTTCCGTGGCCGATGCCGTGCCCGAATTCTTGGAACTGGCCAAGGACCGCAAACACGGTATGGTGTTTGTCGCCGGGACGGAAAATTGCGAGCGCGTATGCGAGGCCATCAACGAGAACGGAGAGAAAGCGATCTATGTTCACTCGAAGCTTTCGACCACCGAGAATCAGCGGCGCATCGCAGACTTCAAGGCCGGGGCGTACCGTTGGATTGTGTCCGATGCCTCACTGACGACAGGCTTTAACTGCCCGGACGTTGACGTAATCGTGCTGCTGAAACCCACGAAATCATCGGCATCACACGTTCAGATGCTGGGCCGTGGCACGCGACCTTTCCCGGGCAAGATCAATTGCCTTGTGCTGGACTTTGCCGGGAACATCGGCCGCAATGGGCCAATCAACATGCCCGTCATCCCCAAAGGCGCGAAGGCCAGAGAGCGCGAGATCAAAGCGAACCTGCCGAAGGTAAAGACGTGCCCATCGTGCGGCCTCGATAACGACATTGATGCGGACGTGTGTGCGAACGTTGCGTGTGGCTTCCGCTTCCCGCCCGTCGATGAAAAAGAACTGCTGGTAGCTGCCAAGGCATCGAACTTGAAAGCCATGGTTGTCCAGCGCCACCGCTACATCAATCCTTCCAAACTTTGGTTATGGCACGGCCGCACGCATGATGCCGGCGTGCTGATGAACAAAACCGGAATGCGCTTCCTGAAGATCGGGTTGGCCGGGAAATTTGGCTACACGCTGAATGCCAAGGCCGTGAACGATTTGGGCTATCCGTCGATTGATGAGGCAGTGACCCGCATCACGGAAGAAGGGTTCAATGTCGGCGCCGTTGCTTGGGATACTGACGTGGAAAAGTACCCGAAGAAGGCCCGGAATGCCGGCGAGGTGAACCCGCGTGACCTGTATTGGTTCCCGCTGATCAACGGGGAATGCCGTACCGCCTTCATCGCGTCCGTGTGCAGTGAGAAACCGATCAGTATCGACCTGATCAAGCGTGGCGCCGAAATTGTCGGGGTGAAGCACGTGCATCATTCCTATATCCAAGAGCAGGCCCGCCTAGTGCGCGTTGCTATGCAAAAGCGTCATATCCCGGTAACATCCGATTCCGTCGCCAAGTACATCGATTCCATCAACCAAGACTGATTCCATGGAAGACCGTTCCCTAGACCCCCAGCGCATCCTTTCCGCTCTCTCATTCATCCCGGCTGACCTTCCGCGTGACGAATGGGTAAGGATCGGCATGGCCCTTCACTCGGCAGGCATGCCGTTCGATGCGTTCGACAATTGGTCGGCAAGCGGTGGCACGTACAACAAGCGCGGCACGCTTTCGGTCTGGCGTTCGTTCAAGCGCGGGTCGATCAGCATCAGCAGTTTGTATCGCATGGCGATGGACAACGGCTGGCGCGGCGACACGGATACGGAGATCAAGCCACCGCCTAAGCGCGAGCTGCCGCCTGAGCCGAAACGGCGCACGATTGACGTGCATAAACTGGCGGGCACGTTAGTTCCGGCCACCGCGAATCACCCCTACGCGCTGGCCAAGGGCGCGGAACCCCGGTTCATGTCCGGCCTGTTTGAAGTGCCGTCCGGTCACTCGATGCGGATCATGGGTGAGCGCATCGGGGGATTCCTCGCGGTCCCAGCGTATGAGGGCGAGACGCTGAAAACGTTCCAGATGATCGCGCCCCCGGACCGCGCCCGCGAGATGAAAGCCAAGGGCAAACCGTCGAAACTCAACCTGCCCGGTGGGTTCGGAAGCGCCTACCTGATGCTGGGGCATCCTGAGCCGGAGATCATCTATCTGGCCGAGGGCATCGGGCAGGTATGGGCTATCCTGTCGTGTTTCGCAGCGGTTGCCCATATTGCCGCGCCTCGTGTCGCGGCTATTGTCACGTTCGGTTGTGGGCGCACAGAAACAGTCCTACGCGAGGCGATGATGCGCCACCTTGACGCAATTTTCCGCATCGTTCCGGACCGTGGGCAAGAGGAAAAGATGCGCCAGATTGCCGCAAACTATTGTAATGTCAGCGTTTTTTCTCTTCCCGAGAGCAAGCCGGCGAACTATGACGCGAACGACTACGCGCAAGAACATGGGATGTTTGCGTTGCTGGATTGCATCATGCCTTGATCAAAAACACACGTTCAAAAATTTTTCTTGCATCTTCGGAACGTTGTCTGTATAGTTCTATCCATCGACACGGCGGACACGCCACCTTCCAACGAGGAAACATCATGCAAGCCACTTCCCCCCGCATCATCGTCGTTTCGTCCCTGAATGCCCGGAACGCCCGTAACATCCAATCCGTTCTGTTTGCCGAGAATGAGGCCGCCGAAGAGCACGCCATGCAGATTTCCGGCCTCAAATCCCCGGCCATCGTTGAGCGCCTCGCCATCGTTAAAGGTCTGACCGAGAAGATCGAGGAGATCGCCCCGGAACAAAGCGCCCACACTTTCATGCTGACCATTCTGAAAGTGCGCGAGATCAACGAGAATGAAGCCTTCTCGATGATGAAAACGTGGGCATGGAACCAAGAGTGTTACGTCGAAGCGATTCACCTTGCTTACGACTTCGCCAAAGCGTCGCATCTTGAGAACGCGGAATCAATCTGGTCTGAGTATCTGGATCGGTCGGTTGACATGCGCGAATTCCATGTAGCGCCGGTTACATACTCGATTGATCGATTCGGGAATTATGGCGTTCAGCATGAATCGTTCGTGTCGTGGCTGAATTCCATTCCGGGCGTGACGGCGCGTCTCGGCGACAAAGACGAGATTGTCGGCAACCGTAAGTCGGAGTGCCCAGTGAGTGACGATGATTATATCGGCGAACTCTGGTATTCCTACGCTGATTGGGATATTGAGGCAGAGTAATCGACCGTCCGGCGGCTGAAAGTCGCCGGGCATGTTGCTTCATCACAAAAAGCGTTGACACTGACCGGCCGAAGCTTTAAAGTTTCCCCATCGATTCACCAAACATCCCACGACATCATGAAACGCACAATCCTCGTTCTCTCGATCCTGTCCACCCTTGCCGCTTGTGGCGGTGGCAGCGCCCCGGCCGGCCAACCCGTCAACCCGCTTGCCGTAGAATTCTCCGGCGAGATCATCGAACAAAAACAAACGGACGTTGCCAAGATCGAATCCACCGAACGACTGGATATCGACGGCCTTGTGAGCGCCTACATGACGATGGCCCGTTTTGTCAGCGAGCCGGCAGACCGTGCGATGACGGACGGTGAGGCACGCGCTTTGGCCGGTCTGGAAATGTGGTATCTGGCGTCCAATACCGTTGTGTTTCGCACTGGCCCGGACGGAAAATCGACGCATGAAAGCCCGGCCGCCATCCGTGCGCAAATGGCGGCCATGAAACGGTCATTTGGTCCTCGGGACTATGCCGGCCGGATCATGGCTGAGGTCAAGCGCGGCATGATCACTCGCCCGGATTCTTGGCGCGAAGCAGTGCAGGATTACTACAAAAACTTTGACCGTATGGACGCTGAAGAAAAAAACTCTTGACAGTTTCCGCACGTTTATTCATGCTTCCATACGCTGATTCACACAACCCACGATAGGAACAACCATGAAACATACGATTCTGGCCGTTTCCCTTGCTGCAATCCTCGCCGCGTGCGGTGGCGGGTCCGATTCCACTGTCTCGACCGTGAACGCCCCTGACCGGACGGAAGCCCCGAAGCTGGAATCCCAGCGTGTCGAGGCGCCGAAGGTAGAAGCGCCTAGCAAAGAGGATGAGCCGCGCCGCGCCCGTGATGAAGCCCCGGTCAAGGCGCAAGAGGTTGAGCCGCAAATGATCGTCGGTCATATCCGCACGACACCGGATGAGAAATTTGAATCGTCGTGGTTCTCGATGCAGGACGCCCCGACGGCACGGCAAATCAGTGACGCCTACTTCACGGTTTTCCGCTGGCTGGCCACTGACCGCGAGGAACCGAACGATGCCGAGCAGGATGCGGTCGGACACTTGATGTACTGGTATATGACCCGTAAGGCCGTGCTGGAATCGGAAATCCGACACACTTACGCATCGTGTGCCATTCTGAAGCAGATCGAGGACGAAACGTTCCAAACGATGCTGAGTAGTTCGCCGCGCCAGTTTGCAACCTACATGCGTAACGCGGCCGAAACATCGCGGGACATCATCAGCAACCCGCAAAACCATGAAGACGAAGTGTCTTCTTACGTTAACTACTGCGTCGCTTGCGCCAAGAAGCAGTAACCATCAACCCCCATCACAAGGAACCATCATCATGAAAAAGACCATCATCGCCATTTCCCTGTTCGCCGCTGCCAGCCTCGCCCATGCAACCAACACGCCCGGCGCCGATTGTGTCGGCGTGAATGCCTGCAAAACCAACAGCGACAATGTGACCATGCAGCCGCACGCAACCGGCGGTAACGCTAACGCTTCTGGCGGCAGCCAATGGCAGCAACAGCAGCAAAACCAAAACGCCAGCGCAACCGGCGGCAATGTCGGCGGCGTTAATGTCGCCCCGCAAACGTCCCTGTCCACTGGCGGCTACGTCTACAACAATCGGTCTCTGTCCATTCGTCCGGTGCAGGCCATCGCCCCGGCCGTCGCTGCCCCGTCGGCTTTCGTGTCCCGAATGGTTGACGCAACGTGCGGTCCTCGGCAGGTGGTGGTCGCGGAAGACGTGCAAGGTCGGATTATTGGCGTGTTCAAGGACACGCAGCAGGTTATCGGCGAGGATCATTACCTGAAGCCTGCCGAGCTTGCCTATCGCCGCGTCGAGGTCATGCCGGGGCTGATTCAACTGATCGGCCACCGCGTCCACGAAACTACGTCTGTCGTTACAACGTCTACCAGTGGCGCGCTTGCCTTCGGGGCGAATGGGTCCAATTTTGGCGGCGGCAGCATCGGGGCGGCATCCGGTGGCGCGCTGCAACGTATGGTTACGACGATTCGCCTGCAAGAGTGTGTCGCGTATGAGCTGACGCCCGCGCCGCAACCCGTCGCAAAGCCGAAGCCTGCCCCGGTGAAGCGTAAAGCCGTGCGTCGCAAGCCGGTCGCTGACAAGAACTGCTGATCAGACTTGAGAGATCGCCCGGGGTAACTCGGGCGGTTTGAGCATGAACAAACAGCAGGAATTGCCGCGTCAGTTTAGAGTGGCAGATTACCAAAGCCGTGACGTTCGCTTTTTCTGCATAGAATTGGCGGGTAGCAAAATCCGCGATGATTGGAAGTTTTATGGTTTCGTTCATCGCGGAACCTTCAGAAGCTGCATGGATTATTTGCGTAGAGAGCAAAGGCAGTCTGGCGGCATCATTGAAGCAGGACGCAATAGCGCAAAACTCACGGCGCCGGGCTGGCAGGTTTGCCTAACCAAGAGTGCATCAAGGGGTGATTGAATGAATGGCATCGACAAACAGCAGGAAGTGTTCAAACAGTATCGTTTGACGCTTTACCGTGCATATGGGGTTGACCTTTACCGTGTCGAGCCTGAAGACGGTGAAGTCATCGAAGGTTACACGCTGGCCAAGATAATCTGCCGTGGCGATTACGGGGAATGTTTCTATCAACTGGCGCACGTTAAGGCCCGACACGGAGGAATCATTGAGCATGAGAGAGGCGGCATCACAAAATTAACGATTGTTTGTTGAAACTACCGCGTCAATCATCGCTTGGTTATTGACGGCTACTGAAGAATGACGGAAGATTGATGCAAGGGCGCTTGATCAGCGTGAACGCCATAGAATGATGCGGATGAAAAAGGCCGCATAGAACGTGGCAATAGATCGGTTTACTGGCGAAACCATCGAGCGTACTACGGTCCCCCACCCGTAGATTTACAGACGCAGAAAAAGGCCAGACCATTCCTACAATCCCACATCCAATGAACAACGAAAAAGCGACCGTCAGCCGCATTACGGCCATCATGAAAACGCTTGAGGACATGAAACTTTCGGCGTGCGCTGAAGGTCAATGCCGCATCGGAAACCGTCGGTACTTTTCCGACGGAGTTACCCGGTTTGTCGCTACGCGAATGGCAAAACAGCCGGAAACGTACCCGTTCACGTCTAGCAGGCGAGACAGTGAAGAAAGCAGGTTCCTGCTTCTGCCGTTCACGTCTCTAGCATCGCTGGAAAAAGTGATGCACGAACTTCGGGAATTCATCCTGCAATTTGGCACGGATGTTGTCGTGTTCAAGGACGCGCTGAATGAGCGATGCTATCCGGTGCTGATCTTGCGCGATTCTGGTATTCGGTCGGATACGTGGAAGATCGTCTACGGCATCGGGAACGTTAAATCTCGCATCCATCGCACGATCATGATGATCGAACTGGGGGCGGCCTGCAAATGACGGAAAAGCAATTCGCCCGGGTCATGGTCGGAATGGTTGTCGGTTTTGTGGCGGCTTTCGCGCTGCTGATCGGAGTCTCTTCCACGTTCCACGCTGACAAGCCAATCAAGCAACCCGGAAATGTGGTCTACGTAACGGAGTAAACAATGTCATTCAAATTCACACAAAGCGGCGTTGAATTCGATGGCGGCAAGCTGACGTTGGCGTACCTGCCGGAGTTTCAGACGATCATGGATGAACTGGTATTCATCATCAATGACCCGTCCATCAATGGCGTGCCCGTCGATCTCTCGCAGCGCCTGAACGGTATCGAATCCAAGCATGGCGAAGATATCGACGTTGTTGGAACTAGCGGCGATTACTTCACGTTTCGTCGCGCTGGCGATTCGGTGGCGGTCTGGTATACGTATCTGGACGAGGAAGACAACCCGCAACCCCCGATCTATATGGCGCGCATTGTCTGATGGCTGAAATCAAGGTAGACCCGTTTCATGTGCTGGCTGACAGAGAAGGATTCTTCCTGCCGAGAAAGAACGGCATCGCTTTCTTCATCGACGGCAAATACCGATACCGTTCGTACTCCGATGAGTTTCGGGGATGGCTGGATGAGCAAGACGGAGACGTGCGTAACGTCTTTGGAAACGAGCACTACGCGGAGGTGCATTCAATCGAAACGTTCATGTTCGCAATCGGGCAATGCGTCTTTCTCCCGGCTTTGGTAGACGGTGATTTCTCGATCCTTTGTCGCCTTCCGGATCAGCAACTAATCGATGTTCTCAAGCAACCCACGAAAGAGGAAAACCATGGATAACAAAATGATCATTGATGCAGCGTTCAAATTCATCAAGAAACTTCCTTGGGGCGCATATCTTGTATGCGACCGAATTTTGGAAGCGGTTGATGAAATGAACTGGAAGCTTGCATCTGTTCCTGCATACATGGAAGAGCGTGCATCTATCGATTACCTGACTGTTTTCGGGTATATCGAGGCGCGCAATGGCGGCAAAGAAATTGGCCTGTCCCATATATTCTGGCAAGACGTAGAGGAATCCATGTTTATCTGCCAGAGTGACGTATTCGACATGCCGAAACCTGCCACCGACGGCGCGGCTTGCTTCGACATTCAATCGGCAACTGAGGCGGTGATTCCTGCTGGCGGCACGGCTATTCTGGATACCGGACTGCGATTCCATATCCCCGTCGGTCATGCACTCATGGTCTACTCGCGTAGCGGGCACGGCTTCAAACATGACGTTAGCCTGTCCAATGGCACCGGCGTTATCGACAGTGATTATCGTGGCGAAATGAAGGTCAAGCTTCGCAACGATGGCGCGGAGCCGTTTACCGTCAAGCATGGCGACCGGATTGCGCAAGCCATGCTGATTAAATTGCCTAACCTGCATATGATTTCCGGAACTGTCGAAAATGACACGGCACGCGGATCAGGTGGTTTTGGTTCTACTGGAGTTTGATATGCGAATCTTGGTTACGGGAAATCCCGGCGTGGGTAAAACTTCTGTCATGTATGACGTACTCGACGCGCTTTATGAGAAAAGCGATTGGATGTGCGTAATCCGTTATATGGACACTTTTCTATCCGAAGGTGAAGAATCAGGGGTGATTAGTCACGTTAGTGCTGAAAGTACGTTGAAAGATGAGTTCAACGCAGTCAATGATGGATTCGCGTATAGTCGTGATTTGATCTATGCAGGTCTTAAATCAGATTCGGACTATATCTGCGAGTACCCGTTTGGCGAGAACCCGGCGCCTGAACATGCCGTGTTCTTTGATGTGATTCTCAAAGTATCAGCTAAAGATAACTGTGGAATGTCAAATGTGGAAGTTTTGAAAGACAGGCGTGGCACAAAACGTGGACAAAAATTTTATTTTGAATTCATAGACGGTGAACCGGAAGACAGGATCAAGTTACAATTTCGTCCCGTAAGGTTTGACCTTGGCGCTTAATGGAAAATGCTCTAGTCGTTTGCACCAATGGTTGACACCGAAAAATTTTTGAGGATAATAATGGGTGCGTGCAGGGTTTCTTGTACGTCTCATTGATTGCCTCCAAAGCACTTTAATCCCGGGGCAACCCGGGATTTTTTTCCTTTACCCTATGCGTTACTTCGCTCTCTCCACTGAAGAAACCCGTCTGGCAACGTTTCGTTGCGTGAATGAATTCCTGACGAAACAGGACAGGGACGCCTTCATGGCGCTAAGTAAAGACGCCAAAGCAATCACTGAAACGGAAGCCGTCGCCATGACAGGCGGCGCTAATTTCTTTGAATTCAGGCGCGAAAACATCCAATACATGCGCGCTACCATTTCACACAAGGCAAAATGAATCGACAAATCATCACTACCCAAATTGACGCCATGACGTGCCGCCTGTTTGCGCGTGACACGTATGTAGTCGTTCCCACTGTATCCCGCGAATTCCGTAACCGCATCGAGCGACGCGATATCTTCGCGTCATTCCGTAAGGTAGATACCCCGGTGGGTTCCGTGGTTCTGATCAATGATCAAGACCAAACAGTAACGCCTGTCGCAAGCGAATACTCAATGAGTACGGGTACCCGCGTATGGGACGGCTACGAAGAGACCGAGAGCGTGACCTACGATGAGCTGGCCGAGGTCATCAACAATCAGGCGGATATCATCGATATCGATCTAGCGGACTGTTACCTGACCGTCGCAACCGATCTAGATGGCGAGACCTACTATATCGAGATGATTGCAGGCGCTAAAAAGTCGCTGATCAAGGTTAAAGGCGGTTCCGTCGCCCTTGCTTTGGCAGAAGACTTCCTGCGCGGCGTTGCATCCATCGAGGAAGCCGCAAAACATATCGAGAAGCTGATCGATTTCATCGACGTTGACCCTGAAGACTTTACCGAAGAGGCTGAATACAATGTTTGAGTTTCGCCAGTTTTCCAATGAGGCCAGCGAGCTTGCCAACCTGCAAGCGCATTCCCTGCTGGCCGAGAGCGTTGCCACGGGCGGCTTTTTCGTGCGCGAGCTTGAGACTACGGACGGCACGCTTTGTGTCCACTACCACGGCCCTGATGGCGATTGTCTGGCCCGGTTTGGCAACAATGCCGCCGAGAACCGTGCGTTCTATAACGAGCGCGTGACGCGCCTTCAGGCCATTGCATGAACCTGCTACGGAAACTGTCGCTCTCGTTCACGCTGGCTACCACGATGACGCCCCGTCATTTTGTGCTGGCGTGGAATGGCCGTTATGTGGCTGGCGTCGAATTCAAGGATGAGCGCGAGGCCGGGCGACAGTATCGGAAGTACGCCGACGAACGAACGCACAATAGCCCGCTAATATGGGCTATCAGCATGGCAGGCGGAAGCATCCTGATCTCTTGGCATCACGCAGACGTGTATGACATCGAGATCACGAAGCCCGAAAGCCACTGTCTGAAATCTTGCCCGCGCATTGAGCTGGAAGCGTCTGTCATCAATGCGCTAAAGCAGATTGGATGCGCGAATCTTCCCGGCGCCGTTTTCGATTTTAAGCAGGCTATGAAAAAGCATGCGTAAAGTCTTCGCAAAAGGCCGGATGCGTCACGTAACCGGTCAGATGAACAAGACCGAGGCGGCCTATCACGCCCATCTACAGGCCCAAGGGCATGCGTGGATCGAGTTTGAGGCAATCACCCTCAAGCTTGCCGACGGATGCCGCTACACCCCGGATTTTGCGGTGATGCAGCAGGATGGCGTGATAGAACTGCATGAGGTCAAAGGGTCCAAAGCGATCTTTCAGGATGACGCCAAGGTCAAGATCAAGTTAGCAGCCAAACTTTTTCCCTTCGTCTTCAAACTCGCTTTTCCCATTCCCATTAAACACGGTGGCGGCTGGACCGTCGAAGAGGTGAACGATTCCCATGGAACTGAAACAAGCAACCCCTAAAGCGCGCATCGTCGCGTGGACTCACTACGATCAATCCGGCGTTGATGAAGCCCTTGCCGATTGCGGCATCTATGAATGGGCGCCGTCCGGGCCTGATGACGCTTGCAACCTGATCGAGCTGGCCGGCAAAAGCTGCTATATGTCGTTCGATCTCGCGGCCAACAAGAACCTGACGATGGTTAACGGCCGAAGCAATCACGATTACATTCAGCAGGGAATCATTGCGAACGGTCACACTAGCTGCCTTGAGCATGCAACCGTGTCCGTGATGTTCACGAACGTTTCCCGCATCGTTACGCATGAGCTTGTGCGTCATCGGGCCGGTACCGCGTTTTCCCAGACTTCCGGGCGGTATGTCCGAAACGAGATTGACACGTTCTATGTCCCGGACGCCATCGAGGCCAACCCGAAAGCCAAAGCCGCCTATCTGAAGGCCGTTGAGGGAATGAATGAAGCCCTCCGGGCCATGGAAGAGGCCACCGGCGTCGATTCCCTGCCGTTCGCTGAGAAGAAAGCCCTTACGTCAGCGTTCCGTCGCGTCGTCGGCAATGGCCAGCCTAACAACCTGCTGATGACGGCCAACCATCGGACGTGGCGTCACGTCATCGAGCTGCGAACGAGTGTCCATGCAGAAGAAGAGGTCCGGAAGGTTGTCCGTGACCTTGCCATCCAACTGAAGCACCGATTCCCGACGATCTACGATGACATGAGCATCAACGATGCCGGGGAGTGTGTGTTTAAGCATTCCAAAGTGTAAAGTGATGTAACTTTGCAACAAGGCGGCTTGACGGCCGCCTTTTTTGCGTTCATACTTTCCGCACACTTTCCCACACAAGGACAACGAAATGTCTGCACACTTCACATTCCTGAATCGTGACAAAGCCGCCGAGCTGCTGACCTTCGGCATGTTTGCTGAGGCCGCCGATATGCTGCTGCCGGGGGCGTCCGGCATGATCACTCTGTCCAAAGATATCGATGAGCTGGAGCGGAGAATTGAATTCGCGCTGCTGCACGATAACCTGACGTATGACGAAGAGTATGTTATTTCTAAATTCATGACGTGCCCGACGGTCTACAAGCCCGAGAACTGGACCGATAAATTCATTGTCGTGGTTTCGTATTGCGACCTTGACAAGGCCGACCGAGATCACGTTCCCCTGAAAGTGAATGATGACGTGCAGCCTCGCGGCATGTTCGCCTATTCAAACGCTGGTGATGCCAACCGGCTGGCGCTGATGTATTCCAGTTCTGCCATGATGTGCTGTTCTGATGATATTCTCTTGGATAACGTCGAATTCATCGCCCCGGAGAACTGGCAGGATGTTCTCACGTCTACGAAGGCATTCCAAATCGTGACCGGCGTTCTGTTGCCGGATCAGCGCGCCGAGCTTGACGAGACTTTCGCTACGTTGAGTCTGCATGCGTTTTTCAATTCTCCGGAAACCTATCGTCTTATCGTGGCATCCCCATATTACCGGGACGCCAAGGAATGCTATCTGCACTCCCTGAGCAACCGTGTCTCTAAAATCAAGGCAAATCGCAAATGAAAACTACACTCAAAGGGCAGGTTGTCGAGTATGGCGGCCAAAAATACACGTTCCACACGATCAACGATGCCCATCGTCATTTCATGTCGTGGTGTGAACGGACGGCCGGTTCTCCGGTGAAGCGTCCCTATGTCCTCGGGGATTCCTTCACCGTCATCACGTATGCAAAGCATATGATCCGTTTCTCTGATCCGGTCACGGCCGAGCTGGTGGAAGAGTGATGAACCTGAATCGTTACGGGTATGTGTGGCGATTCGAGAACGAAAGCGGCGTTGTGCTGGAGCTGCCGCTTTCGGAATGCGATGAAGTGCGCCGGAACCTTCGGAAATTCGGCGCGCAATGCACGGCTTTCTATCTCTGGAAGAGAATGGGTGAGCCTGTGCCGCGTGAAATTCCGGACTGCGAGAACTGTAAATCATATTGGATTCAGGGGCTTACGTTCAAGCCGAATACGTGCGCCACTGACGATATTTTGTGTGATATCGTTAACGCAATTGATTCGGCTTCCTTTGGCACGGAGTTTGCAAAGCATGATCAGCGAATTTGACATTATGTACATTGCCGCAAAGCAAGGTAATTACCCGTTAGTGGACATCGAAGCAGCGCGCTATGCCGAGCGAAGGAAGCGATGCGAGCTGAAAAAATGCCTTATCGGGATGACACTTTGGCTTGTCGCTCTCTTCGCTCTGTGTTTGGCATGTAATTAAATTCATTCCACTGTTACACTTTTATATTGCGTCATGGTGGCGCATGTTGAGGTGTGGCGATGGAAAATGAAGTGATGGCGGCTGCAAGTTCGATTATGGAAGAGGTGAGCGCGTTGCCATCAGGCATGAAACTCACCGGCGTGAGCGCGCTTGTGGTAGTGGCGTTCTATATCGGCAAGATGTTTCGTGCAAGCGCGAACGCTTTTACCGAAAACGCCGAGGCTTACCGTGAAACGATTCACAATCTGCGCGAGGATAACCGCCTGATTCGTGAATCCAATCGTGGCGAGCGTGAGGAATCCAAGGCTGAACTGGCAGGCATGAAAGACATGATTACGAAACTCTCGGATCAGATTTCCAGTCTGCAAGATGAAAACCGGGAACTTCGGCGCCAAGTCAAGGACTTGGCTAAAGAAAATGCCGGTTTGCATGATCAGATTCGGATTCTGAGCGACAAACTCGGGGCTTGATCATGTGGCAGCTACTGATGAATCGTTACCTGTCCGGCTTTGCGCTTGTCGTTGCGGCAGTCTCTTCGGCGTATCTTTTCGGGGTCTATCGTGGCGCCGAAAGTGCGCGCTTGGATTGCGAGCGGCGAGAACAAAAACGGCTGATCGATGAATCGGCGGCTGCCCATGACCGGGCCATGGAAGAAGCAGCGCGTGTCATGGCGCTGCAAGCCAAAATCACGGAACAAGAACGTAACTATGTCACTGAATCGGCGCGTATTCGGAAAGAGGCGGCAGCGGCACGCGAAACTCTACGTCAGTACGTGGAAACTCGTGGCTTTGATGGCCGCTGTTCTCTTGATGCTGATGGGCTGCGCATCTGGAATGGTCAAGGAAGCCCCGAAACCGCCAAAGCCCCAAATCAGTGAAGCCCTTTTGCAGGATTGCCCGGAGCCGATTGCCCTTGAGCGCGGCGACATGGATGCAATGATTGGGAACCATATCGACAATATGGCAGCGTTTTCAGAGTGCCGTAGATTGCACCGATCATTGACCGATGCCGTGCGTCTGATGTTAGAATAGTTCCGCTATCTCATGATAGTTTCCTTTCTGTCTCTCCTGAGACTTAGGAGGGGTAACTCAACCCCTCCCTTTTTTCCAACCAAACCAAATGATCATCGCCTACAGAACGTTCAGAATCGCAAACTTGGACGTATTCCCTTCGCAAAGCGCGGCCATCGTCTCGTATGCAAAGCGCGTCACCCCGCATCTTGCCGGGGCGCGTATCTGGCACCGACAGACGACGAAATTCGGGACGGCCTCGCTCTACCAGAAAGCGGACGGGGAATGGCTTTGCATCATCTTCGATCATGCTGCCGATGAAGAAATGGCTTCCGTTCACCGGCAATATGTAAACGCGGCTAAAATGCACCGGAACAACCTGATGAGCATATGCGCCCGTTGATTTCTTTCATCCGTAAAACTCTCTTTGGAGATCAAATGAAACCCACCGTCATCGTTCAAAACCCCACGTTCGGGCTTGTGGCGCACGGCTACAAGACTGCTGGCTATGATGTTCTCGGCTACCTGCCGGGCAAGCATACGCACGTCACGGCCGTGAAGGCTAACTGCAACCTGAAGGACGTTTCCGGCGAGAAGGCGCGTCCCAACCTTGTGCATATCACGATTGATTGGAGCAGCCCGACCGTTGAGGAACTGGCCGCCGAGATTGACCGTGCGCTGTCGTTCAAGCCGAAACTGATCGTCATTGACGCCCGTTACGATCTCGTTCTGCCGTACCTGAAAGGGATGTTTGTTGCCAAAGCGGCGCTTAACGAGCGCGATAAGGTCGGCGTGAACGCTTCCCGTCATCGCGTGCTGACCTTCATTGGCAAGCGCCTGAATGACGTGCAGCAAGCCACCAAGAACGTGCAGCAGCGCACACGCGCCAGCCTTGAAACGGTCAAGGACGTGATGCAGCCGGGGTACCGCTGGAAGAACATTGCGTCCATGAAGAGCGCACGCAACCGCAAGCACGTTGCTGAGGCTGCAAACCGCCTCGGAGCTGGCGTCGTGTCCATGAATGGGCGCCTCACCAAAGCGCGTGGGGCTAATGCAGTCTATCCGGAACTGTCGCCTAACCGTTCTCACCTGTTCTTTGACGGCATCAAGTACCGTATCGTTGAGATCGAGGACTACCGGAACGCGCTGGACGTGCCCGAATGGTTCGCCCTCGGATCATTCAAGAAGGATTCGATGCGCGGCCTTGCGCGTGGCACCGATCATAAGCTTGCAAAGCATATCGGCTTCAAGATCAAGGGCCTTGTTAAGTGAGGTTCCGCTACATTTCCCCGGGATTGATTCGCGTCACTCTCGGGGAACATTCGGCCAATCTCGTCCACGATGAGGAAATAGCCAAGCTGTCCGGCAGGGAAGAGAGCGTAAAGGCCGTGCGCGCCCATTTGGTTGTCACGTGCCCGAACATTGTCGATTCCCTGCTAATCATTCTCGATGCAATGAGCGAGGATAACCCTGTCATGGAGTTTTCAGCGTGATTAACGCTAATCTGCAATCGTTCAAGGATTTGGTCCAGAAATGCGCATCTAAGGAAGATTCGCAAGCCTGCGACATGTTCCGTTCTGCCGTCGGCGTGGATTGCGCCGACGATGAGATCGGCCCGGCGCTCAAGGCCGACGATATCGGCTTTGTCGTGGACGCGGTGGCCGAGCATCAGCCCATCGTGGAAGGTGAGAACATCCATACGCCGAAAGGGACCGTCCGTGTGGATGAGTTTTTGGCTATCCTTGACGCTCTGATGCTGAGTGAGGCCGATGCCGAGGAAAAGGCCGTCATTGAGACCGGCCTGACGTTCTCGCCGGAGGACTGGGAGGCTATGCGCGTGGCCGTCTGGCGGCATCTTGGCCCGGTTGCAACCGCTGCCGCTGAAGCATTGTGGCGCGCTGACGAAGCGTGGAGTGAAGAGTGACGTAAAAAACACAAGGGGGTTGCAAGCCCCCTTCTTTTTTGGCATACTGTCTTCCATCGCAACACGGCATCCGCCGACACTTCCCACGATCATGAAACAAGCTACCTTCTTCCAAGGTTCACAAGAACCCATCGCCAAGAAAAACAAGGATTTGCGCGAGTATCTGCGCGTCAATCGTGAGCGCCATAAGCGCAAGCTTGAGCGCGCTTTCATGAAAGCCACGCTTGCCGAATATGCGTCGGCGTAAGTCTTGGTTCCGCATCTTCCTTGTGGCCCGCATCACTCTCTTCCGTAGCGGGCCACTGAAAACCTTCCTTTCCCTCGTATGGAGGCTCAAATGAGCAGCGAGAAAGTAACCCACGAAATCAAAGAATACGCGGATATCTGCCGGGGTATTGTGGTCAGCATTTATAACCGCAATATCGCTACCGGAGATTACGATGAAAAAAAGGCGCAAAACATGGAGCATGCACTTTCGCAATATTGGCTTTCTCTTGAGATCATGAAGCTTGAAAAAGAACTATGATGTACGTTGAGTTTTTGACACAAGAAACGGCAAAGAAAATCCGCGAGATGACAGTTTCTTTTGACGCCTACACTCTTCTGCATCCGATGAGATATGGCGACTATTGTGCCGTCTATCGTTCCTATTTGCGCGAAGTGCTGGCGCTGATTCGGAAGAACATCAAGGCATACGTTAACGGCGAAGCTGTCGAAACCTTTTATGCACAAATCATCGTCGATTCTGAAACCGTTTCAAAAATGCAAGACCGTGCCGAATACTTCATCAGGGTGAAGCTATTCAAGCCTGTCGAGTATCTGGGCGAGATCGCTGCCGCTTTGGCGCATGAACTGGGCGAGAAACAAGAGGAAACCAAATGAGATACGAAAACATCAGCAACCCGCAACAAAAGATGCTTGCCGCGCTTGGCGACATTGCTGCACGCAAGAAGCAAATCCGCGATGCAGTGGCCATCATTGACAACCTTGTGCAGCACGAATGGCATGTTGAGGGCGCGGAGCTGCTGAAACTCTTCTCGGCCTCGGCCGCCCTTGTGACCATCGTTGAGATTCTGGACGAGGCATTGCCGGAGTGACGGAATGAAGATCGAAGAGTACGAAGCCGTCATGAATGGCATTTTTGTCCATGATACGGATGCAGCAAAAGAGATTGTCCAGTTTGCAAGCAATGTGCTAGAGGCGCTTCTCGATAATGACGAAGCGGAAGCGTATCGAATCGACGTTACAAGAGCAGCAAATATGCTTTACATGCTGAATTCAGAGATAAAGAACGGTCATCTTGACCTTGTTAAGGCGGCCGACGGAGTGAAACCGGAGTAAGCGACATGAAAGACAACGAATACGATGCTCTTTGCGATGGAATCGTGAGGGGAAGGTGTGACGCCGCAAACAAAGTGCTTCAGTTTGTGGAGGACTTGCTGACTGTCATTCTCTAAGATGGATCGGCCGGTAAGCACGAAGTCAACGTGGATCAAGCGGCAAACTTGCTCTTTCTCTTGAATCAAGAAATCAAGATCGAGAGTCTCTGGTTTGAATCGGCAGCAGACTGAATTAAATCGGCGTAAGAGAAGAGAGGAAAGCATGGGCATCAATTTTGAATCGATCAAGATCGAAACCGATTTTACGAAGGAACTGCAAGAGCTTGAGAAGGTATATGCCGAAAAAGAGACAATTGAGCTTGCCAAAAAGAAAGCGGCTTGCTTTGACGCTTTGATTGTCTATCTGGACGATTTGCGGCGCATCCGAGAGCAATACACGGCATTCCGCATGTATTACTTCGATGATTACCCGGAAGGCGATGATGAGCCGCGAGTGAACAAGGATGAAATCATCTTGGATTCCATGATCAGGATCATGGACGCATCTAAGAGCGCGTTGCATAACCAAATTCTGGGGCGCGGGTATCGCAAGAATAACCCCAAATTTGAAGAGGAAATGAAGCGCATTCATAAAGCGATTGAAGCTAGATTTGGAGGTGAAAATTTTCGGCCTCAAAAAGATGAGCGATTTTGACGCGGTTTTGGCCGGCGTGAAGAACGGAGACCGTGATTCAATGCAGAAGGCCATCGCTCACGTCATTGATATTTTGGCGGAATTTCTGCCGAAAGATCGGGACTTTCTGATAGAAGGAGAAGGAGCGGTTTTCGAGACGGTTTACCTCATGGCTGAGCTGAAAGAATTGCTCAAAGGAAACCGGATTCAAATCGTTTCCGAAGGTGGCGCGGGGAAGGATAATGAACCAAAGTGAATTTGAGGCGCTCTTCGACGGAATGTTGTCCGGTGACACTGAGTGCATCAAAGAGATCATACAGAACGGCGCGAACATGTTGCTCGCACTCACTCAATGCATGTCCCCTGATCTTGTCCGCCAAGAACAACGAGACGTTGCGAGTCTGATGCTTGAGCTTTCGTCTTTGATCGAGATGGGCGGACTTCAAATCGTCGATGGCGAGAAATAATCATGGATGAATACGAAAGAATTGCAAGAAAAATCGATGCTTGGGACGAAAGCGCGGTTAAGGAAACTCTTCAGTTTGTGTATAAGACTTTGCAAAGCGTTCAAACCGAGATGCTCGATCTAGGCAAGTATAGTGATGATGTAGAAACAGCGAGCTGTCTTTCAATGATCTTGCTTGATGCTTTGGATTTTGGAAGTATCTTGGTCTCTTCCAAGCGCAAGCAACCCAAAAGCAAGAATCTCAAAACGGAGTGAACAATGAAAATTGAAGAATACACTGCGCTTACAGAATCCATCGATAAAGGTGAGGTAAGGGCGGTCTATAACGCGCTCAAATTCTCTGCCGGTGTCTTGGAAAACATTGGCAAGCAATTGCCGCCAGATGTCCGCCGAGAAGAGGTAGAGCAGGCTCTTTACCTTACATGGAGATTGTGTGACGTGGTTATGTTCCATACCATGCCTGCGAGCTACTGGCGCGGTCCGGAAAAGCAGGAACAACGTCCGCCAGTAGCAGACGATGACGATTTCATCACGCGGTCGAGTTATGAAGATCACTGGCAGAACAAGGGCCGGCAATTCTTTGAGGATTTAGCAAAGAACATCCGCGAACGTGAAGCCGGCGACAAAGTGAAGGGGGTAGAAGAAGACACCCAGAAGGCCAAGCAAGAGCGAGCCATTCTTGAGCGGAAGGCGGCCGCGTTCGATGAGATCGCCGGGGAAATTGTCGGCCTTTACCGTGCAGTTAATACGGTACGTGCATGCGTGGATGGCGACTGCGACCAGTATAAAGTTCATCTTGCGATGATTGACGCTATGTTTTCGCTTGGCGTCGTTGCGCAAATCATCGTAAAAACCAAAGAGGACGCGGCATGATGGTAAAGATTCCTTACGACACTGAAGAATTGGCTTATGGAATTGCCACCGACGACAAGAATTCCATGAAAGTAGCAATAAACATTGTTACTAGTGTGTTATTCCATGCCTCGAATAACAGTAGCTTGAGCGAAGAGGACAAAGATTCAATCAAAAAGGCATTCCGGATTGCTTCTGTGTTTCAGTGGTGGATAGATAACGAAATGGTTCAGGTTCAAATGAAATGGGAGGATCAATAATGCTCAACAAAGACGAACTTGAAAAGCTCTACTCGCAACTGATCGAGGTCCGGCGTCATGGCGACATTGCGAAACTGAATGCAGCCATTCAGCTAGTGGCCATGGCCCTTGGCGAATCAATTTCTACGAGCGACGAATGGGCGAGCGAGAGTTAATCACGCAGCACGCTATCTACGTCATCGCCCGGGCCGTGAACATCATGCAATCACGGCCACGCGATGAATGGAAAAGCGCCATGGCGGCAGATATCAGCGATAACGAAGGGCTGCCGTTCCAGCCCGTCACGTTCACGGAAGGGATGGCCGATGCGATGATCTCTTGGCTTCGGTCAGCCGACACCAAATGGTTTGACCTTCTTTCTGAAACAACAAAATTCCTGAAGCAATCCTATGCAAACACGTCCCCATCAGTATCTGGAAGCAACCCCGGAGATTCTGGCGGCGCTTGATGAATCAGCCCGCGTCTATCGTGGCGTCCCCCCGGCATTCGCCCTTTGGATTGAGCGCCTCGACGATGACGCGATGATGGATGCCGTCGATTGCGTCTATGTCACGCGGGCATGTGCGCGTGAGCTGGCCGTCGATCCGCTGAACGTCGCGTCCGTCATGAATCAATCAGACCGCTACGGCGCGCTGGATCAGTGGATCAACCGGCAGGGGATGGCGCTAGTGGCCATGGCTGCGCTGGCAGACGGGCATGAGTACGCGCTACGATGGGTCCATCCGGACGATGTGGCTGGGGTGAAACGCCAGATTGACAAACTCAAGGGCAACCCGTACCATACATACACTTTCCAAGACGCCATAGAGGCAACATCCCACCATGAAACGTATTCTTCCCCTGATCCTGATCCTGCCCGCGCTGGCCTCGGCCGGTGAATACGAGAAACTGACCGCCAGCGAGCAACAAGAGGCCGCACTGATGTGCCGTCTCTATCAGCCGGACACGGCTGATATGTCAGACTGCCTCGAATCCCGCGCATCGATGCTGTTGCTTGTGCGCGAGGTTGCCGAGGCATACGAGCAATGCCTGAAGTCCGGCTACGCAGACTGCGAGCGCCGTATCTGATCAATCCCACGAACAAGGAACAATCATGCTCTCCTTCAAACCCAAATTCAACTATTTCATTCAGGACATTATCATTTCTGACGTGACGCTTGAAAAAATCCGCGTCGGCAGCATCAAAGTGCCCGGACTGAACCATAAGCAGTTTATGGGCATGTCTCTCTCTTCCATTGGAAACACGGTTGCAGATCATTACGGAGAATTGATGAAAACCTATAGTCAAGACGAGCCGTCGTGGATGTCCGTTATCTACGATACGGACGCCATTCCCTACGTTTCGATGGATAACGCATGGCGTGCAGCCGGATGGCATGATTACGTATTGACCGCTGGGGAGATCGCGTCAGATTCGCGGATCGGGCAAGCCGAGATGATCGGAAAAACCAATCTCGGGAAAACGAATGTCTACCTCGTAACCGAGTTTTCCAGCATCGATGCCCCGATGGTGGCCCGCGCAATCAATCACGCTTGCAACGTCATCCCCGGCTTTGAGCCGATTGCGCAGGGATATCGTGTGTCAATGGCAAGCACGCTTGTCGATGCACTGGAAACTCTGAACGAACGTCACTATGTCGGTGTCGCGCTACGAGACCCAAGCGACGAAGACCGGCGGATGATGAAGGCGGCGCGTGTGCGATTTTTCGATACCACAGACATACACGGTGAATCCGTCGTCATCATTGGATACAACACAATCCCGAATCCGTTCATTAAGCACGATCTTCAGGCCGTGGCGAAATACTTCTGAGGAAACAACAATGAACATCCTTCTCTTCTTCGCATTCTGGGCCGTCTGCACTGTGTGGGTTGTCGGATTCTGCACGGAAAAATTGGTCAACCTGCCGAAGGACTGGGCGACGATCACGGCTTCGGCTCTTCTCGCACTCTGCTTGGCTTTCTGCCTGTTTGTCATCGCGGAGATTTTCTGATATGGACTTGATCATCTTCCTGTTCGTTGGCGTCACGGTCTTCTTTTTCGCCAATGTCAACGTGACGCTGCAACCCGGTGAAAGCCCGAGGGATGCCGTGCGGTACGAGATCGCGGGGAAAGTCATTGTTGCCGTCATCGCGGCGTTCGCAGCGGTCGGCTTCTTCTCGATCATCAATCTGTAATCGGCCAAGGGCGCGCAATTGCGCGCCTGTTTTGGAGGAATCGTGATGATTTACATCTACGCGGCTTGCGTTCTGTCATTGATCGGCGCGTTTACGGCGCGGCAGGTTAAGCGTGCCTTGAGCTATGAGAAAGGCGCATCGTGGCAGTATTACCTTCTTTGCCTTGTGAAAGACGCGGCTGAAGTGGCGCTGTTCTCGTTCGCTATCGTTGAGCTGCTGGACTACGTAAAAGTAGCGGCATGATGGATGGTCAGCGATGAAAACAAGCGATCTTCGTGAATTTTGGGATGCCTTTGGTCCGGTAATCATAGTTTTCGGGCCAACTCTTGTCTTTTATTTGTTTTTGGCATGGGTAGCAGTAACAAAGACGCCTAATGAAACTCATGTTTCAAAATCACACAATGCCACAGATCGCCATGTGACGTCATGTGCGACGATACGGGTAAATGTCGAGAATGGGCGAATTGTTGAGGGGCGGCAATGAATATGCCGCCACGTTGGAAGATAGAAGATGCAATACTGAATTGCGTGTCCTATGCGTTCGTTGTTGCATTTTTCTCTCTTCCGATCATCGTGTTACTTTTCGTAAGTGACGCACCAAAACCGCCCGAATGTCTGGTCCAAACAACCGAACGCGGAAACCGCTTGCATATCGTGCTGGATTGCCCTATGATTCCTTCATCCGCTCTCGAAGCACCCACCGATGAGAAGTGACACGGCTTTTGCGGCCTTCGCTCTGGCCGCCACACTCATCTTTCAATCCCTCATCCTTTGCGAGTTACTCAAATGATCATCAGCGAAATTCCCACGATTGGCGAGATCGTCCTCGGCCTTGTCGGCATCTTTGTCCTTTTCTTTTGGTTTGGGGAGGAATTGTGATGCTGGCTGATTCGATGAGATGGGCCGTTTCTAACGAAGAATCCCCTTATTTGGAGGGGAAAGGGCTTGGCGGCATTCTTCGGTTTAATGCCGATTCTGAACTTTCGTTTCTTGACATTGATTTGCGTGGCGTCAATCTGTCTTTTAGGCAAGAGGAAGATATTTTCCGCCTGATAGACCGTGCGCGCAATGTCTTCGTGATTACGTCGAATCAGATATACAGATTCAACGGGTTAAAGCGAATCGATTTTCTGCACAGATGCTCAAGCACGAAGAAAGGCACAAGAGTTACGCAAGTTTGGTTTGATGGAGATTGCATCGATGAAATCTGGAAGCGCGTCGTCCGGATCATGGATGCAAACAGTACGGCAGTCCGGGATATTGTGGACGTAATGGGGTATACGCAAGGAATCAACGTCTATACCACGCACATCAAATCGCAAGCGGATGTTACAAACATCCGTGTCCCTGACGGCGAGCGAGTGTACCTGCACGATGTCCAGATCAAGGAAGACGGCACCGCAAGCGGGTCCATTGTCCATGCCGACAAGGATTTTTATATTCCATCATCAACCGTAGAGATGTTCAAAGCAATCGGGGAAATCAATGCAAAATAAACCACAATACATGGACCGATACTTCATCAGTCCTTTTGCAATCCGTTTCAATTTCCAACCGCCTGAAGGCTTCCTGACCGATAAGGACGTTTTCAATTCCTACGGCCTCGAAGTCTTGGGGGGATACTGGAAGGCTGGTGCCGATCCTGATGTGGGTGCTTTCAAAAATCGCGTGTATGAGCGCATTGCCTATAACGAACGGCTGACCATGGACATCGGCGTCAATGCACCGATTGTGGCAGCCGTTATGACCGTCAGCAGTAATCGCACAGTGCCTCAATGGATGAAGCGAGGTATTGTTTTCTTCAACGATATCGACGATTTGCCGAAGGCATGGCAGAAGAACGTTGCCAGCACGACAGGCTGCGATGCTGGCGGAATCGCATGGAAGGGCGGCAAGCTTGGTGAGCTGCTGAATGATGCGAATGATTTGCTTCGTTCGGATGAATTCTACGGAATCGAAGATATCACCATGAGCCCCGAGGATGTCAAAGCGACCGGGATTAAGGCAAAATTCGGCTGGCTGAGTGACGCCAAAGAGGCCAAGAAGGCAATGTCTCTACGCAAGGGATGGTCAATGCGCCTCAAGGTTGCTGCCAGCGACGGCCATTTTGGCGGCGAGTTTCTGAAGGCAAAAGGCGTCCAGATCACGGACAATAACGAGGCGCTGATTCAAGCGTTTGCATCCCAATATGGAGAATTCGATGAGCAATGAACTTGCGGTCCAGCAGTCCGAATATGCTGTTCTGAACATGCCGCAAAGCACGGCAATCGCCACACTGAAGGCGTCGCTCTACCCCGGCGCCAGTGACGAAAGCGTTATCAACGTGCTGGAATACTGCCGCGCCGCGAAGCTGGACCCGATGCAGCGGCCTGTCCATATCGTGCCCATGTGGGACGCCAAGACAGGAAAAACCCGGGACACAATCATGCCCGGGGTGAACTTCCACCTAACAGCAGCCGAGCGTAACGGCTGCGCGGGCATCGGTGAGCCGGAGTATGGTCCGGATGTTACGGAGGTTCTGGGCGAAGAGAGGATTACCTATCCTGCATGGTGCAAGGTCAAAGTTTTGCGTCTGATCGATGGCGGCCGCATCGCTGAGTTTGTCGGATATGAGCGGTTCACTGAATGCGTCAGCACTAATAAAAAGGGCACGCCTAACGCCATGTGGAAGAAGCGCCCTTATGGGATGCTGGCCAAATGCGCTATGTCGCAAGCCCTTCGCAAGGGGTTTCCGTCTGTCGCTGGCGCGTACACGGCCGAGGAAATGGTGGGCAAGACGATTGGTGAAGACGACTATGACGGCTTCGTGGTCGATGAATCGGAAGCTGCCAAGCCTTCTCCTACGGCCGGAATCAAGACGAAATCCGAGGCTGCCGCCGAGAAAAAACGCGCCACGAAGGCTAAGGAAATCGTCGAGGCCGCACGTACCGGCGAGGCCGTGTCTGATGTCATCGAGGACGTGGAGTTTGTCGAAGCCGTTGCGGAGGCTTCAGCCGAAGCGGCGCCACCACCTGAACCCGCGAAGACCGAGAAGAAGCGGGAATACCTTCCCCAAGCAGTCCGGCCGTTCGGGGAGTCGCTCTACAACCAGCACGTCAAGCCGATTCTGGGCAAATGGACAGACCGCACGCTTCTCGATCACTTCGGTCTGAACTATGAAAAGATCATGGATATCCCGCTGGAAGAAGCCCGCAACATCATGCGATTCCTGTGCGATGAACAATGAGCATCAGCATGCGCTAACTCATTGACATAATAGGCGGAAACCATTACATTGATACGGTCTCATATCATTTGTTAATGGTTTCCGTATGGACCTTGTTTCAATCGGCAAGCGGTTTTCTGAAGCGCGCAAGATGTGCGACCTCACTACAACCGCTGCCGCCAAACTGATCGGCGCAAAGAATTCTGTCCACCTGATGCGGATCGAAGCCGGGGAGATTGCGCCTTCTCTTGAGTACGTCATTCTTTGCTCACGCGCCTATAGCGTGACAACCGATTTCCTTCTCTGTCAATCGTCCGACTTCGAGTTTGACCAGAATTTCCGCGAAGACCGGGACGTTAGCGCCTGTCTGTTTGAGTACTGGGAGAGAACCAGAAAGCGCGACCTTTGCGCCATTCGGTCCGTGAGCGACCAAATCCACAAGATCAAGGAGAGCACCGAGGAACTGGCATCGGTGGTCGATAGCATTGCGCTTGCATTCCAGCAATTCGCGTCCGATAACCCCGAGTTTGAAGACATGCGCAACGGCGCGAAACTTCAAGCCCGTATCTATGGCGGCCGTGAAAAGGTCTCGAATGTGCGCCTAAAAATCCGACGGTTTGAGTACGCCGGCGAGAAGGCCACCGAGTATCTCAATGACGAATTGGGCCGCAATTCGCCTTGAATGGGAACTGTCCCCCAGATATGGAAGCCGGTGGATTGCAGAGAAATACGGTCTACGCCGCTCTGATGTCCACCGGCATTACGTTTCTGAGGGCTGGAAGAAGTTCAAGGAACGCTTTACGCAGGCACTACCTGAAGAGGTTATAGATTCGATCATGGCCAAGCGCGACGACGAGGAACCGGACGAGATCAACACTTTTCCCGATGACGTTCTGTCAGTGGGAGGGAAATACGTGCCCGGCATGCACAAGGTCGCCTATAAGATCGGCCTGTTAGGTGGCACGCTCAAGGATTTGGCCGACGCTTTCGACGTGGCCGAAGGTACTGTGGTCCGGTGGTGCAAGGAACATCAGGAATTCGGGGAGGCTGTCAAGCGCGCCCGGATGCTGGCTGATGCAAACGTGGCGCATTCCCTGTTCAAACGGGCGATGGGCTACCAGATAACAGAAATGAAAGTGGTGAATACGCAGAACGGGCCGGAAGTTTTCCCCATTGAAAAGGACGTGCTACCGGACGTGGCCGCTATCAAATTCTGGCTGACAAACAGGCAGCCCCATCTTTGGAAAGATAAGGTTGAGGTAAGGGAGGAAGTAACCTTCAACGCCGCCAACCTTGAGAGGCAGCTAGAGGGCGTGTACGAGCGCGTTACCGAAGAGATCGAAGAGAAGCAGCGCGCCATTGAAGGACGGGCAGCGCGCCTTGGCTTTGACGTTGAAGATATCGAGGTGAAGTGATGGCGTTCATCCCGCTGCCAGAAGACCCGCGATGGCTGCCGTTTGTTGAGCGGTACGCCGGAAGCTGCTTCCGTTTTGCGGTCGAAGTGCTGAAGCTGAAGCCGTCCCTTCAACAGAAGGAATTGATGGATGCCGTCAGTGCCCCGGGTTGTCGTGTCAGCGTGGCGTCGGGGCACGGAACTGGGAAGTCGTTCAGTCTTTCTATCATCATCCCTTGGCTTCTCTTCACGCACTACAAGGCGTGGGTTCTCGTTACCGCCAACGATATCGACCAGATCAAGGCATCCACACTGAAAGAGATTGCGTCACAAATCGGGCGCCTCAAAGAAGGCCCGTATGCGTGGCTGGCAGACAAGATCGAGCTGATGGCGTCCGGGGATTTGCGCGTCAGAGGGTATGAACAAAACTGGCTGATGGAGCTGAAGACCGCTAACGCCAAGAACGCCAACAAGATGGCCGGCCGTCACGCTAAATTCCTGACCATCATTGCCGATGAAGGTTCATCCATCCCGGATACCGTCATGATGACTCTGAACGGCGCGCTGACCGAAGCGGCTAACAGGTTCATCATCACTTCCCAGCCCACGAAGAATAGCGGCTTCTTCTACGATACCTTTAACCGCCTGAGCGAGCGTAACGGGGGGCATTGGCACAACATCACAATGTCATCCATCGATTCCCCGCACGTATCGGATGAATCGTTGAAAACGCTATGGGCCATGTACGACGACGATGAGCGGCGCGTGCGCATTCTAGGGTTGTTCCCGCAGGATTCGGCCCGTTTCTTTGTTGGCAGAAAGGCCGTCGAGAACGCATACAAGCGCGGCAGGATCATCAACGCGAACGAGCACTACGGATACTTCATTTGCTGCGACATTGCATCCGGTGAGGGCTTGCGAGACAAGAGCGCGGTGTCGGTGTGTAGGGTGTATGGATACGGGGATGAGCGCCGTGTAGAGGTGGTGGACATTCCATTGTTCACGAACAACATTCGGTCCAATCAGTTTGCCCATTACATTATCGAGGCGGCAGCGCCCTACCCTAACGTTACGTTCGTGGTGGACAGTGGCGGCCTCGGTATCAACGTCTGCCAAGACCTAGAGGACGCGGGGAAAATGGTCCAGCGCGTGAACTGGGGCAATCCGTGTTTCCGGAACGTGAACAAGGATCGGTACCTGAATTTGCGCGCTCAAGCCACGCATCAACTTGCCCGAGCAATCAAGGAAGGGCGATTTAGTGTGCTGACAAACGATCATCGGGCGGTGGGCCTTGATCAGGTATCGCGTATCCCGAAGACGTTCACCGATAAGGGGCGCTTGAGGGTTCCCCCAAAGCACGGCCCGGAATGGGAAGGGATGGGATCGCCTGACCTTGCCGATACGTGGGCATTCGCGTTCCTTGAGACTTCCACGTACACGGCCAGCGGCGAAAGTGTGAGCGACAAGACGATGATTTCAGCCGCCGAGGCAGCAACCGAAGAGGCCGCTAATCTGTTCTCTGACCTTTAGAATGACGGGGTGTACACACAATGGGGCACCCCATGAAGAACGTTCTATTCAAGTTTGAAACGCTGTCGGAGAATGATCCGGCGGCCAAGAAAATCAAAAGCGCCTTTCTGAAGCTCGGCTGCAACGTCGTGGAAATGGCAGTGGGCAAGCCTAAGCGTAGTGCTGGCGTGAGTTACAAGGAATTCGACTTCACTTTTGCCGATTCCCAGCGCGTGACGGCCCGTATCAAGCCCACCGGAGACGTGTATCAAGTGCTGCTGAATGGCAGCGTTTTGCCGCTGAAGAATCAGGATGAGCACCAAAAGGCCATCGAGGAAATTGCGTCGAAGCTGGACGGTGGGCGCGCTGCATTCCAGAAGAAGCTGGCACGTACCAAAGTAACTATCCCTGCTGGCATCCGTAACACGGTCAAGGAAACGGAGAAATCCCTGACCGAGAAGCGCGACGCTCTGAAAGAGGTTATTGCCGATCTCGATAAGAAGATCGAGGAAGCCACCGAGGCGCTGAAATGATTCACGGCCTAAAGATGCTGACCGAGGCGCAACGCAAGGCGCGCAACGGCAAGGTCCAGCGCACTACGTTCGGCCCGCTCTCGTTATGCGTGGAAATCCCGGCAGGCTGGAGGAAAGGGGCGTCGTTCCTGACGGCTCACTACGGCTACATTTCCGGCACGAAAGCCCCGGATGGCGCGGCTATCGATATGTTCCTGTCGCCGCAAGCAAGCGTGACGGCTGACGTGTTTGTCATCGACCATATGAAGGGCGGCAAATTCGACGAACCTAAAGTGTTCCTCGGGTTCACTTCCAAAGTGGATGCCGAGGAAACCTATCGGAATGTATACGCGCAACGTGCGCCAGCAACCAAAATGACGATGACGCAGTTTCAACAATGGATGAAGGAAGGGGGCGCAATGCAACCGACGATCAAGGAAGAACCTAAGCTTCAAAAAGTCTACTGGGACAGTAACGGAGACCCGGATGTCCCGATGACGGAAATTCTCTACCAAATCCGCAAGACCGACCCTACTAGCCTTGCGCTTGAGCCGCTGACGCTTGACGACATCTACGGCGACGCTGACGAAATCGTGGAGCTTGATGCTCTGGTAGTGCCCATGATGCGCCTTGAGCGCGTGGCCGGCATCATGCAAAACCAGATGAAGCGGTACGGGTCCGAGGCGCTTAACTTCCAAGTGAGCAAGCCATTCAAGAAGAACGGCACGGCTCAAGTGGCGGTTGTCTATGAGCTTGCCGACGGCCAGACGATCGGCATCTACTTCCACAATCCGGACGTGACACCGGCCAAGATCGCGCCGCAAGATGAGCTGATTTCTTGGAAATGGATGCTCAACAAGAAGGACATTACGATCCTTGTGGCGCCGGAAAAAGGGCAGGATTTGGACCCGCGTGAAGTGATGCGCCGCGTGGCCAAGATCGCCATCAAAAATCGTCCGACGTTCGAGCGGAACAACGCTGCCCGCGTCGAGCGTGTGGCGCGTGTGGAGGCGCTTAAGGCTGAAATTGTCGTTCTTGAAAAGGAAGTGGACGACAAGACGCATGAGCTGGAAATTCTCCGCATGAAACTCGAAGAGAAGCGGAACATGCCGGCACCTGAACCTGAGCCCGCGCCTGAAGTGATGCCTGAACCTGAAGTTGCGAGCGGCTCGAATGATGCGCCTATTCAAGAAGTCAAGAAAGGTAGGATGAGTAAGTATGATCCGGCGGTGGCAGCAGCCCTAGAGGAAAAGATTGCTAACCTTAATAGATTTTCTGATGTCAGAGACCTTCAGACTGCTATCCGTGACGCTGAACTTTCGCGCAATGATAAAAAGCGAATCAAGGAGATGTTGGAGCAGCGTGTAAGCGATATGAACCATGAGCGGTATCTGAAAAAACAGGAAATGCTTAAAGAATTTGGCGAGCAATTGAAAGCCGCTGAATTTGAAGAGGAATTGTCTTTGGTTGAGGCGTTCATTCACAAAATCCCGGGTATTGATGAAGAGCATATGTCGCATCTTTATACGAGTATTAGTGACAAGCGCAGAGAACTTCAAATAAAGAAGAAAGCGGAAGAACGCAAAGCCGCCGAACAAGCCAAGCAAGCCGAGCCCACGCCCGAAGATCCGAAGGAAGAAACCCGGGAAGAGCGCGTGACCCGTCTGCATGACGCGGTTATGGTCCTGATCAATTCGGCCACGTCCATCGAAGACATTCGGAAGCTGAAGAAATCCGCGACGTTCAATGAATTCCGCTATGTCACCGAGGACACTTCAAGGGCAGCCGATTTCAATCAGCAGCGCGAGAGCATCCGCACGGCTCTCTACACCAAGAGCGCGGAACTGAACATGCCGCTCTACAACGAGATCATGCGCGAGATTCAGGCGGCTACTAGTGAGGCTGGTGTTTTGACGGCGCTTGAGAAGGTCGAAATGGTCCGGAACGACTTCCCGCCAGCCCAGCGTAACGAGATCACGCAGGCCGCCGAGGCACGCATTGAGGCACTGAATGCCGTTCCTGAGCCGCAAGCTACGCCGCTGCCTGAAGTGCAGTCGCCTATGCCAGAGGAACCCGCGCCAGAACCCGTCCATGAGCCGGCGCCAGAACCCGTCGCGGAACAACCAGCCGAGGCAGTGAATGCTACGCCGCTGAATGCCCTGGTTAACCCGCAAGAAGCCGCCGACCGGGCCTATCTCGAAACGTTCGACCCGGCCACCGCTGACGATGCGCGCTTGGAAGAGATTGCTGCCCGCTACACGTCCGGCGAGATGTTGGAACTGCTGGAAAAGGCTTTGGCCAAATACGAGGAATACATGGTGGCTGCTGCCGAGGAATCGATGAAGTGATAGGGTGATGGCCTAAAATCAGAACGGTCGGAAGAGATTCCGGCCGTTTTTTTTTGCGCAAAAAAAGGAACATCCAATGACAGTTATTGAGAAGCTGAAGCTGATCAAAAACCTGAAAGCTGCACAAGCCCTTCCCCGCGACACGATCCCTCAACGCCTCGCACGAATCAAGGCCATCAAGGCCGCGCTTGATGCGCTCAAAGGGGCAAAGGCTGAGGAACGTACCGCCGAGAAGGAATCCGTAGAAGCAGCGTTCAAGTTTGATGCAGAACGCAAGACCGCCGAACGCAAGAAGGCCAATGATGCGGCCTATGCGCTGCTGCAAAGCCTCGATGAGGGCAAGACACTCACCGAAGAAGAAAAGGCCGTGCTGGCAGCGTATAGCGGTTGCGGCGGCGGTCTGATCAACCCGCTTACCGGAAAGACGGGCAGCGCGACGGAATACTACACGCCGAAGCCTATCGTCTCGGGCATGTGGGACATGCTGGGCGAATCGTTCGGGTTCAAAGGCGGTAAAGTGCTGGACCCGAGTAGCGGTACCGGCATTTTTGGGGCGACGGCGCCAAAGGGTGTCGTTATGCAAAGCGTGGAAATCAGCGAGGTTTCCGGCAAGATCAACAAGGCGCTTAACTCGAAAACCGGCAATAACGTTGCCATCGAGCCGTTCGAGGGCTTCGCAGCGCGCACGCCTGACGGCACGTTCGATGCTCTGGTAACTAACGTTCCGTTCGGTGATTCCGGTATCCGGACTGCCAAAGGAATGGACCAGAAATATCAGGATCAAAGCCTGCAAGGCTACTTCCTGCTGCGCGGCCTCGATAAGCTGAAGCCGGGCGGCCTGATGGCCGTGATTCTGCCGGGTAGTGTCGTTGCCAATCGTGGGGCACGTGAAACCAAAGTGCGGACCATGATCAGCCTGAAGGCCGAATTTTGCGGCGCCATCCGCTTGCCTAACAGTGTCTTTGAGACAACCGGCGCTGACGTGATTACGGACGTTGCCGTATTCAAGAAACACGGGACTGACGCGGCTGAAAAGATTGATGCTCTTTTCCGTGCGGGAAAATCCGATGAACTGCGAGAAATGGGCGTTCTCTATGAGGAATTCATCGACGGCAATTGGTTCAAGGGCGAAGGACGCAAGTACCTGCACGGCGAGGAAGTGACCGTTAACGGGCGCTGGGGCGAGACGCAGAAAGTCGTTTCAACCAAAAGCGTTACGGAAATCGGCCCCCTGCTGCGAGAGCTTCGCTTCAAATCGCGCATCAACTGGGATGCTCTGGGGGCGGCTGATGTAAGCCTTGCCTATGACGTGGGCGACGAGATTACGGCACCAGATGGCACACTGATGCGCTGGGACGGTGAAACGTTCGTGGAGGTCCAGCGCGCCGAAGCGAAGGTCAACCCGTTTGCCAAGGTCATCGAGGCAATGGACCTGACCGCGCTTCAGTTCTACTACGCAGACTTCAGTGACGATGAGGTGGCCGGCGCGCTGCAATACGTTGCAGACAATAACGTATCCGTCAAACCATGGGTCAATACGCTGAACCTTGGCAAGCGCATTGATGTTCTCGTTTGCGCGGCCGTCGAAGCGTTCGATGAGAAAGCCCCGACCGATAACCTTGGTGAAGAGCATCCGCGCCTGACCGAGGACGTGCAAGCTTCCATCAAGGCAGCACGCAACGTCACGCCGAAAGAGAGCGCGAAAGGCGTCTACAACCGATTCAAGGCGTTTACCGATAGTGGCGTTCTGTCGCCCGTTTGGTTCGGGCAGGTGGCCGAGCTGAAGACTATCGAGAGCAATGCAGCCAAATTCGAGGTCGCAAAAGGCAGTCAGAAATGGGTCGGCATCAATGAGATGCGCAAAGCCGGCATTGACGTTGACGGTGAAGAATTCGTCCACAACGGCGACAAGGTTGCGCTGATGGATGAGGTCTGCACTGGCAAGGCCGCTGAAGTTATCGAGGCACTGAAGAACGCTGACGTACCGCCTGAGCGCAAAGCCCGTCAGATCGCGCTTGCGATGGAACGTATCGAGAAAATCGACGTTTCCAAGATGATCTTTACGCTTACGACGAAGTACGTGTCAGCGGATGCTAAGGCGGAATTCCTGACCCTGTACGTGAGCAAATCGAACTATTCAGGCTTCCAAGCGCATGATGACATTGTTGTGCTGCCGGCGTCTGAGGTAAAGTATGTAGCGTTCGGGAACGTTGACAAACTGTTCGTGCGCGCACTTGTCGGCTACGTGAACGATGGTCGCGTGTCGTTCGGGAACCTGAAGATTGACGGCGTTTCTGATGATGAGCAAAAGCAGGCGAAGCGCGACCTTCTCGACGACTATCGTAAGTACCTGAACAAGCTTGATACGCAATTCAACCTGTGGGTTCACTCGAATCGTGCGCTGAAAACCGCGCTGGATATCCGCCTGAATTCGGCTGAGAACGCCTTCTTCAAAACGCAAGCCAGCGACGGCCCGCTGACGATTCCCGGCCTGTCCGGTGATATCCAACTGCACGGCTATCAGCGCGCTTTCGTGCGCAAGATCGCAGCGCGATTCAATGGCATCAACTCGTTCGATGTGGGCCTCGGCAAGAGTTTCACGGCACTGGCCAGCGTGCAGTATGCGCAAGCCATCGGCGCGAAGAAAAAGACCGTTTTCGTCGTGCCAAAGTCCGTCATCACAAACTGGGTGAAGGAAGCCAACCGCCTGTTTTCCGCTGACGTTGCCAATGACATTCTGGTAGTCGGTGCCGTCGAGAAGAAAGGAAAGCTTGACGTTGATTCCAAGCGATTCGACGCAGATTTGCAGCGCATCGCGGATAACGTTCACTCGAAGATTTTCATGACGGCCGAAGCATTCCAGCGTATCCGCATCCGGGAAGAGGATGTTAAGGAATATCTGGACGCCATGCGCCTGAACGACCGCGATGCTTACGGGGACAAAATTTCTGACGCTGATAGCAATCGTGTAGAAAGCCGTCTGTATGCCATCGAGAAGATTCTCACGGAAGACGGCAAGAGCGAAGGCGCGCCGTTTTGGCATACGCTGGGCATTGATTCTGTCGTGTTCGATGAGATGCACGTGAACAAGAATGCCGTGATTGCCATCGGTGTGCGCGGCGCCAAATTCCTGTCGCTGCCGCCTGCATCCAAGAAATCCGTGGACGTGATGTGCAAGACTTGGCTGATCCGTCGTGACCATGGTTCCGGTGTGCTGGGCCTGACCGCTACGCCTATCACTAACTCGCCGCTGGAAATCTACGGGATGATGTCCATCGTGGAAGGCATGGACGCAGTGAATGATGCGTGCGGCGTCGCTGGACCGGGCGATTTCATCAAGGAATCTGTCATCGTCGAAAACCGTGCAGAACTCGGCGTGGACGGCGAAGAGCGGATGATGGATGTTTTCGTCGGCTTGAAAAACACGCAGATTCTGGCGCGTCTCGTTCGTGGCGTGTGCGATATCAAGACGGCCGCCGACGCCGGGAACATTGTCCAGCCTGACAGTGAAGAGGTGGTGCAAGGCGTGCCGCTGGATAACGACACGGACCGGCAATTGCGTCGGATGATCCTTGCCTACCAGATCATGCAGGGGGCGGTTGACGCAGGCCCGGAAATCCCCGAGCGCGTGGCAGAGGTTTATGGGTCCAAAGTCAAGACGCTGATGTCCCCGCTCAACCTTCTGTCGAATATGTCGAAACTGATGGTTGATGAGGACGCGGCCAAGAAACGCACGGTCTATATCGGTGGTTCCGAAGAGCTTACGGAGAAATTCAACGGCCTGAAGATCAAGGAGAAACGCGCCTATGGCCCGCGCCTTGATGCAAGCGAGACGGTCAAAGTGACGGTCAATCCTGAAGACGAGGAAGACGTTGAATTCATCGTCCAGATTGGGGCAGTCTTCGATGGTGGAAAGACGATCATCGATACAACGTCATGGGAGACTCAAGACAAATTCGAGGCACTTGCCGCGAAGCTTGACGTACCCTTGGACGTGAAGCCGTCGGAGAAATTCAAGGCCCTTATCGAGAACATGAAGGCCGAGGCTGCTAACGTGCGCGGCATCAAGAATGGCGAGCGCATCGAGCATGCCAAGCAGATCGTCTTCTGCGACATGCTGGCAACCCATAACAAACTGAAGCGGTTCATTTGCTCACGTATGGGCATCCCCGCCTCGGAGGTCATCATCGTTACGGGTCAGCGTAACGGTTCGCCTGAAGAAATTCAGGACGTGCAAGACGGGTTCAATGACGGACGCTATCGCATCATCATTGCCAACGAAAAGGCCGAGGTCGGCATCAACCTGCAAAAAGGCACGCAAGCTATCCATCACCTGACGATTGGATGGACTCCGGACAGTTTGCAGCAGCGTAACGGACGTGGCGTTCGGCAAGGTAACGAGACCGCGAAAGTGAACGTCTATTACTACGATGCCGAAGGTACTTTCGACCAGATGAAGCGGTCAATGGTCAACAAGAAGGCCGACTGGATCGAGAAGGTAATGACGGGCGAAGGCCGCACGGTGGCCGTGAATGCCGGCCTGACACGCGAGCAAATGGACGCGCTGATCGATGGTATGGGCGACGCCGAGAGCATTGCCAAAGCGCAAGCCCAAGCGGAAGAGAAAGCCAAGAAGGAAGCGCGTAACCGTGCCGTCACTCAACAGATGATCATGATTGAGGTTGCGCAAAAGAGCGAGGAAGAGCTGAAAAAGGCGGCCGATATGGCAAGCTGGGCCACGTCGATGATCAACAAGCTTATTACGCCGATCAATCAGCAACTGGAAGTCTCGCGCAAGCAATTGGCACTGTCTCGCAGTGATAAGACCAAGGAACGGCTTACGCAGACCATTGCCGAGCTTGAGAAGCGGCAGGGTGAAATCAGGACGCGCTATCGGAACTATTCTGATCCGTCCGTGCGTGAGGAATGGCAAAACGACATTGAGGCGCTGCAAGATAGCGTCAAGAGCGCCAATGAGCAGGTGGAGAACCTGTCTGGCGATGGCGGCCTGAATGAACGTGAAATCCAGCACGTCAAGGACGGAGAGTTCTTCAGGGTTGGCGATGAACTTGCTTTCCCGGGTCAGTTTGTCATGACCAAAAACGACGGTATCGGGGTTGTCGTGAAGAACATCAGGAAATCCCTTTGCCTCGCAACTCTTCGCAAGGATGATAGCCGGCGTTCCGCTGCCTTGGATACCTCCCCGGTCGGCATGGAGCGACTGATCGATGAGGATAAGGTTCCTCACGACATTCTGAAAGAGTTTGCCAAGATCGATACGTATCAGGCGATGCAGGAAGAGGAAAGAACGTTCGAGACCGTTAAGGCGATCACGCAATACACGCAGGTTGTCGCCAAATGGAAGGGCGACCTTGCTAACGTTCTGTGGAAAGAGGGCGTACCCGTTCTGATGATGGGTTCCTACGGTTATCCGCTGTTCGGGATTAGCCGTGATGCGCATCGGGATTCCGTCATCAATTACGATCCGTATAGCGTCGCCACGCTCAAAGATGATGGCACATGGACCGAGGTTGACATTGAAACGACGGCTGCTGCTGCCGCGCAATATCTGATCTCGATTGATGCTGTTATGAGCGATTTGATGGTGGTACGGAACGAGAAATTCCGGAAGCTTCTGTCCCAGAACATCGAGAACCATTACCTCAAAGACCCGGCCATCGTTGAGCAGGCAATCGAACTGGCCAAGCAGGAATACTCGTCATACCGTTACGGTAGCTACGACATTCCAAAAGTGGCGCGGATGCTTTCAATCCTTGGCCTTCGACGTGCGGCAAAACTGCACTACAACCTCTATTCGGCAGAGGATTTCCCGGGCGTGGAATCGATGCAGGGTCAGATGGAAGTGTTCGTCAAACAGGCCCGCGAAGAGGAGGAGCGCGTTAATCAGGAATGGGAGGAGAAGAAACGGCGAGAGCGCGAAGAGGCGGAAGCCAAGGCAGCACAAGATGCGGCGAACATGGAGAAATGGGTGTCCGAGGGCTTCCCGGCTGATCAGGAATTCGGCATCACTGGATTCCGCACGTTCGGCTTTAAGGATCGGATCAAGCAGGCTGAACAAGAGGCAGGCGGTAAAGCCCGCTGGCACGGTGACAGCAAGCAATGGATCATTCACGGGAAGGCGCTGGACAAACTGTTCAAGGATGAATCGTTTGCCGATGCCGTCAAGGAAAAAGAGCTGATCATCAAGCCCGTCTGATTGACGTAACGAGGGGGCGCCGATATGATGAAGCGTCCCCTTTGCGGAGATTGAAACCATGGATATCGAAGAGATCAAAGAGAACTTTGCGTACACCGAAGACGTTGCGAAGGGCTGGCGTGATTACTACCAGATGGACGACGCAGACACCGAGCGCGTGGCCAAAGTGATTGCAGGCCGCATCAGCGACAAGAAGACGGATTACCGTAACTACGGCCCTTGGTGGTGGCCCGTCAAGCGTGCATTGATCGCGCAAGGGCTGGCGGCGGGATACGTGGATGAGGAAGTAGCCGATGCTCTGTCGTTCGGGAATGGACTGGACGACATGCTTTGCGGCGACGCCTACAGAACGTCGTTCCTCGGGTCCAGCATCGCGGAGACGAAACAGCACGGCCAATACGTCATCCATGATCCGGACATGGAATAGTAAGCAGCCGAAGGGTTAGAATCTAAGCGCCTGTAGTTTGGGCGCTTTTTCATTTGCAAATGAGGAAAAGACAATGGATTTGACTAGCTATCTGCGCCAAGATCGGCGCGTGAAATTCGATTCGGCCAAAGCAGAAAAGGCCGTCGTGGCCCGGGCTGAGCAAGAGAATGAAGACCTGAACCCTGCCGACAAGAATTCCATTCTGGACGCTGCCGCCGACTACGCTACCCGAGATATCGGGCTGGCTGCCGTCAATGCCGTGCGCGAATGGGCAGAGACCGATGATCTCGATGCCGGCGAAACTGCTGCCGACCGCCTGATTGCTCTGTTCATCGGCATCGCTGACGAAGATAAGGATGGCGAAATCACGCCGGAGGAACAGGACCTGCTGGAGATCGCGCTGGAAGCGGCCTATGACTATCTGCTGAATCTGGGTGTGCCTGAAGACGATGTTTCGGCACTGCTGAATGACTTTGAGCCGGAAGTAGCAGACCGAGTTCTGGAGCTTGTTATCTCTTCGCTGCCTGAAGGCGATGCCGCCGACGCTGACGTGGATTCCTACGTGTTCGGTGAAGACGAGGATGAAGGCGCGGCGCTGGATGCCGTCTACAAGAAAAAACTGGTGGTGCGTAACGGCAAGAAAGTGCGCATCAACAAGCGCGTGAGCGGTACCGTGCGCCTGTCTGCCAAGCAGAAAGTGGCCATCAAAAAGGCGCGCCTGAAGTCGCACAATGCGCGTGCTATGCTTAAGCGTGCCAAGAGCATGCGCAAGCGCAAGCAAATGGGTTTGTGATAGCGTTCTGACCTAGGACGCCGGGGAGGCTTGTGCCTCCCCTTTTTTTTACCCGTACCGATTGTTTCGATAATCGAGACAATCGATTGTTACGCAAAACGGAACAATGAGGAAGAAATGGCAATTACTGTCTCTCACTCGGCCGTCAAAGAAAAGCGCGACGTGCCGAAACGCGAACGCCTCGGCAGCCAATGGGACGGCCTGAATACAAACCTGCTGGCGACGTTCTTTGAAGTCGAGAAGGTGGGCAGCGAGTACAAGCGCAAAGAGGGCCTGTATGTAGTTGCGCCGCTCACGGATGCGAGCTGCGAACTCACCCAAAACTGGACATCGCCCTTTGAGCAATCCGGCGTAGACCAAAGCGCCCCCTACCTGACCGCCATGCTTCAGACTGGCGGGCTTTCGCAAGTGGTGGACGCGGTGGGATCGGCCCTTGGATTCGAGGGAGACGGCGGGATGGCGAACGAGGCGCTCAAGCAGGCGCAAGGCCGGTCAAGCGTGACGAAGCTTAACAGCACGCAAATTTTCAGCGGGATGCCACCGGTCAAATTCAGCGTAACGGCCCTTTTCCGGGCGTGGTCGAATGCCCGGGATGAGGTCGAGCGCCCCATGGAAAAACTCGTGGAATGGTCCCTGCCGAAGGCCATCGTCAACGAAGGAACCCTGATCGAACGGGGGGTTCAAATCCAGAAAGGCAGCGCCGATTGGTGGTCGGCCATCATGCCCAGCAAGGCCCCTTGTCTGGTAGGAATGACGTACAAGGGGCGCACTTGGATGCCCATGGTCATCGAATCAATCAGCATCCCGATTGCGTCCAACGTGACGGGTTCCGGGGAGTTTGTAGAGCTGGCAATCCCGATGACGCTGGCCACGCTGACGGCTATTGACGCGAAAGACTGGACGGCTACGAGCGTCAATCATGGCCGATAGACTGCACAAAACATAGGCAATTCAGCCCGCCGAGTGCGGGCTTTTTTGTGCCCGTCGCCGGCATCATCCGCAACGATTGGCGACGATTGGCTATGAGTGGGCAATCACGATAAGCAATGTTAGAAAATTGGCGGTAATTTTTCCTACCCCCCTCCCCCGGGGTGCATTTAACAGGTGTAACAATTGGCGGTAAATTTTCAGTCGTGAGTTCAACATGAGTTCAACGTATACTCAATATGAGTTCAACGTTAGTTCATCGTTGCGTAACATGTCCAAAAGAACAAGAAAATTGGCGGTAAATTTCCGCTCAACGTGGTAAATGAGAACGATTCTCGTGTGTCTCACAAGATTTAAATAATTCTTGAAAAATTACCGCCAATTTTTCTCTCATGTTTGGGAACGTTCGTTATACGATTAAGCCGAAAAACGGGGGTTTTTCTCATCTTTCGCAACGTTGAACTCTTTCCTGAAAAATTACCGCCAATTTTTACATATGTTAAATCGAATTGTTAAACGAGTGTTTATGCGGTTCTTCAGGCGTCGGACACAAAATTTAACGTTGTTAAAAAGTATTTTCCGAATTTCTATTTTTTTCTGTCGTGAGGGTCAGATATGAAAAAAGGTTTTTTTGAATAGACCCCTATATATATAAGGGGGAGAAATTAGGGAAATTGCCCCGAGCCCCCCCCCGGAAGCGCGCACGGATGGGGCGTCTCTCACCCCGGGGGGAGGGGGGGGGAATATTGCCGGCGAATTACGGAGGGGGTAGGAAAAATTCGGGGAAATTAGAGCAGGAATTTCCGGGCCGTGCGATGGCCTCGGGGAGGTCTGCCAGAGGAACGGGCGATGGGGCGGAAGCCCCTACTCTGGAAGAGACCGCCGACGCATCGATGCCGGACCTGCTGGCGCGTGTCTGTCCACGTCATCCGTCTGTAGCTTGTGAGGCACGTTGGGTTGACGGCAGGCCGGGTACTAGAGAGAATGCAGCCATCCCACACACAAGCCGATGAGGCCAACCATGAACAAGCCGTCCCTTTCCTACCTGCCCGCCTGTATGTCTTTCCGGACCCTTCGCGCCAAGAGCGACGCCTACCTGATCGGATTCCTTGGGGGCTTCGATGACGTGGACGCCATCCGTGCGGCGCTGGCGAAGTTTCGCGGCGCTTCCTATGTCCATCAGAACGACCTTCTGAGCGTGGCCGTTAGCGGGGCATCTACATTTGTGCGTCATAGCCGGCCGGACGATGCCAAGCGCTTGAATGCCCTTGCTGCCCGTCGGCGGGCCATTGTGGTCGAGATGATCGGGCAATACGTTGAGTGCTGGTGCCATCAAGTAGGCCCGGCTTACGTCACGAAAGAGGCGCGGGACTATCTGATCGGTTGCGCTGATGGTGGATGGTCGCTGCAACCCGTCCCAGTAGCCGTCCGTCTCTTCCCCGCATCGCCTGCCGATTTTGCTTGACACGCGGAACGGCAAGCTCCATACTTCCAAACATCCCACTCACCACAAAGAGAACATCATGCGCTTCATTCTCACTTGGACCAAGAACAACCGGATGCGTTACGTCGTGGCGCATCGCATGGACGTTAAAGCGGATGTCGAGCTGATCCGCAAGATCGAAGAAGAGGAGCCGGATATCTGGCCGCTGCGCACGGCATCCGTTCATGAGGTCATCGAGAAGCTTATGCCCGAGCGCGCCAACTGGCTTTTGCGTGACCTTGACATGGTGTGCGAAGAAGGCGAGATGAACGGCCTGTCCCAAGAGCTGCGCACGCTGATTACCGGCCTGTCGGATATCGATAACAAGGAATCGATGAAGAAGGTTTCCGCATATCTCGCCTCGATCCAATGACGCCGATAACCATGGCCATCGTTAGGAACGCACACCCCGCGTTCCTTTACGCCTACGCCAGCCCACAAAATCCGGCCCATGGCTTCGTTGATTCGCCTAGCCTAGGCGATGACACTACAGTGACGCCGAAGGCCGTAGCGGGCTTTCTGGGGGCTTCTACGGCCGACACGCAAATTCAGGAACTCGACGGATGCACGCTTGATGCCATCGCCGCATCACTCGCTGCCGAGTATCGCAAGGAATACGGAAAACTTTCATCAGCCGTCGCGGAATCGATCTATCAGGCATTCCGAGGGATTGTCTGGGGCGGCTGGCCCATTCTCAATGCACGGCACGTCATCGCTGCTGCCGTGCGCTTTGCAAAGGAGCAATAATGACACCGAAACCGCTGATTCCGATGGGAATCGAAGCTTTCAAACTCGAAGAATCTGCCAATGACGATCACTATGCGGCTTTCTTTGCCGGGTATTCAGGCTATCAGTTTGATCCGTGGGAAATGAATGCGTTGAGGGCAGCACTTCAGGAAGAAGGCCGTGATGAATACCCCGGCCCTAACAGCATCTATAACCGATTCTTAAAGGGCGCATGGAAGCAGTCCTACAAGCATCAGGATTTCCACTGGGACGAAGAATGCGAAGAGAATCTAGTGATGCTGGACCTTCTGGAGGTGGCCGCCGATAAGCTGGATCGAGACAAGGTAAGCGAAGAAAAGCGCAAGCTGATGGAAGCCTATCTGTCCGGATGGGCATGCGCTGGCAATTTCCTCGAATCCCCCATCTTCGCCTACTTCAAAGCCGAAGAGTACGTTAAGTCTGTTTTTGGTATCGAGAAATGATCAAACACTCACGCTCAATCACGGCCGGCTACATTGTCCGTGCCTACAAATCGAACGGTCTTGGCACGCATCATGATTGTGTACACACGCTGTCCGGTTACTCTGGCCGTGTCATTCGGCCGGAACAATTGCGAGAGCTTGCAATCCGTGCTGCCATGCTGCCGGGAAATCGCCTGCTGACGCCCGACGATATCTTGCTGATGATGAAGGCCATTGACGTGGGGTTGCTGGATGGCTGGCAGCATAGCATTCTGAAAAAGCCGAATCAGTCCAGATTTGCACGCGCTGGACGTGATGATGCGCATATCCTGCTGGTGCAATCGCTGTACGATATCGCGCACGAAAGAGCGGCCGAGATATGGGGGCGGTTTAAAAAGCACACCAAATACGCTTTCCCGGTCGGCGCGTGGCTTTCCGGCTGGCGTATGCGCGGCGATGATTCACTGAGCCCGGCCATCGCGGCCGTGGATGCCATCACGTATGCACGCGGCTTCATTGACTATCTGAATCTGAAGGTGAAGGAATGACGGAAAAATGCTTGTCGCTGATTACTGTCGGCGCATTCCGAAAGATCGCAAGGTCGGGAAACATTGAAAGGATCGAGGAGCTTTCCCGCCAATTGACCGGGTTCATCCACACTTACCCCATCCATATCACGCCGCGACAAATCATCTGGATGGATGAGAAAATGAAGGTATGGCCCAGCAACAAGCGGTTATCTATCGATGACGTGATTCAGTTCATCGAAGGGGCGCGGCTCTATACGCCTAAGAATGTCTTTTACCGTTCCGGGTGTGAGGAATCCTATGCAATCCGGATGATGTCGAATCTCTACGATGCGGCGAGAGACTACGTGTACTAGAAATGCAAGGATACTGAATTGACAACCTATGCGCTGGACTATCTGTACGGATGGGAATGGTCCGGGCAGATTGACCGGACGCCTATGGCCATGGCAAAGGATGCTATCGGCTATGCAAAGTGGGTCAGAAAGCAAATGAAAGAAAGAGGGTTCTGCCGATGAAGTGCAAGTATTACGCCATTTCTGGCAAGGAAATTCTGAAGAAAATCGAGTATTGGCATGGCGTGGCGTACCTTAGCGGGTATTCTGGGGGAACGATATCCCCATGGAAGCATGCCGAATATTTGCGCAAGAATCTCGCAGACTTCGCGCCAACCAAGAAATTTTCCCCGCGCTATGTCCATCTTCTCGCCGGCGACTTCATGCTGCTGGAAAGGCTGAAACGTTGCGAATCGATCCGCAACGGCCGCGACAAGATGCACGTCAAAACCGTAGATTCGATGCGCTGGCTCTATGAATCGTTCGTGAACGAGGAATACGCACGCAGCCCGTACCATCGCGAGGCGCTGGAATACGTGCGCGGAATGGCTGATGCCGGCATCGTCATGGACCCGTTCCTCGTGATGGAGAAGGTGGGCGGCTATCTGGCAGAGATTAAGACTTTCAAGCAAGGGCCGAAATGATCATCTTCCACACCCCAGTCAAAAGCATGCCGATTCCCGGGGTATCGCTGAGAATGCTAGACCTTTCGTTCCTGTCTGGATATCTCGGTTTCGACGTGACAGACAAGCAGGAAAAGGCTTTGGCCAAGGGGCTTGGCTATCGTCGATGGGTTGATGCGCTCGATCTTGCTAACGCTCTTGGCGAGGGTATCAGCTACATCGACGAAACGAACATCAAGCCATTTAGCGTCGATGAACGGTACAAAAAGCAAGAGCTGATCCTATCGGCGCTCTATGAGATTGTGGATAAAACCAAGCAGGATCACACAGTATCGGTGGTTCAGGAAATGCTTGCCGAAAGATGGATCGAAGGCGCGGTAATGGGGGCGTCTCTGATCGTGGACTTCACGCCAGAGGAACTGGCAAATGAGGCCGTCAAGCATGCACGTCGCAGGCGCCCCGAGAAGTAGCGCGCAAGCAACACGCTTGACACGCAGTGAGGACGGACCTATACTGTCCTCACTTTCCAACGAGGCATCACTATGCGTCCCACTGTCCAAAAACCCTTGTATACGAACGCTTCCCTTCTCTACGTGATGAGCCGTGCCGAACTGGCCGGCTACGCCACGCAATCCATGACGCCGGCTCAATATGATGCGGCACGCCAAAAACTCGCGTCCATGCCCGCCATGCAAATGGTTTCGCCCGACGCAGCGTGTGCGCTTGTTCTTGGCGGCAATCCGTTCGCTGGATGGTTCGCTGCCGACGACCGTGAAGACGCGGTTGTGATGCGTCGGCGCGATCTCTACAAAGAGATCATCATGACTGAATCGAAGTGGCTGCGAGAGCGTGCAGATAGCGTCTATCTGGAAACGTTCGATGACGTGACGAACGGATACGTTCAAGGCTATATGCCGACATTGGACCCGCTGCGAGCGGTGGCGCTGATTGACCAAATCACACGCGACATTCTTTCCAACTAATGAGGTGAAACGTGGGTTTTGATACTGAAATTATCAAATCGATCAAGTTTGATGATCCTTCAATGGAACTTGATTATGACGATTACGATATCTTGCTGCGGCAACTGGAAGAACTCTTCTCGACCGGAAAAGGCGAGTACCCCATTCCGGGCGTGAAAATCAAATGGAAGAAGTACGCAATTCCTGTGCCTGTCATGCTTGGCATGGTTAATGTTGAGCTTGCGAGAGAGTTTAGCGTTGTCGTGCTAGGCAAGGATTCCTATCTGCAAGATGGTCGGAAACTCGCAGATTCTAATGATCACAAAAGTAAGGTATATCGGAAGATCACGGATAACTACGGGTTGTTCATCAATGTTGCTGCCACTGAACATTGCGTCTTTGACGGCATCAATCAAATCCTGCTGATGGACCCGGCTGGCACTAACACTGCCTCGATTCCTAAAGAGCTGATCCATTTCCCACAAAATGACCCGGTGTACATTGCCCGCGAGCTGGAATCACTGTCGTTTGGCAAGCATCTTGTGGCGTGCATTCCGGACCTGAACGATTTGCAGGTCAGCTACCTGTCTTCGGCATTCGAGGCGACGCATTCGGTGGGGCGCGTCATTCACAAGAAGATGGACATTAATCTGACCGTTTTCATATCGCAAAAACTGGAATGGAATACAGAAGTGGCTGTCTTTCGCTCCATCCAAAGCATTGTCGGTGTTCCTGCTACGAGAGGTCCGAATTGAACTATCGGTTCAAGAAATGGCAAAAGAAGATGATTTGCAGTCTCTACGGAGATCGAATCATCTTCGATCAGAACGACGAGATGCGCGATATCAAGGGCCGGTCCATCGAGTACCCGGACGCCTGCGAGCAATTCGGCATCTTTGAGGTTCGGACGACAGAACAAATGGGCGACCTTAAGCTAGTCGATAAGGTCATTTTCAAGTGCATGGACTATTGCGACGCTATGTCGTTCGCAAAAGCAGCGAGAGGCAAGCGAGAACTTGCCGTGATGAATCACTATTCTGGCGAGATCGTGGAGTACGTATGAACCTGACCGAACTGAAACTGAATCGCAACGAGTTTGACGTTTACGTGCGGGCCGACATTGTTCAGGCCATCGCAGACGGCAAGTATATTGCTGACCCGTCAAACGAGCATAAGGAATGGATCGATAGCATGAAGGGACTGCCGTTCATTCATGTCATGGAATCGATGGCCGATCTTGTCGAGGATCATATGCGCGAAACCTACGGTACGCCGCCTTTCATGGCATCGGTGGACTATAACGAGGACTTAGCGGCGATTTTTGACGATTACGAGAAGGCAATCCGTGCGCTGAAACGCTTCGATATGCCGATCGTGTACAAAGGGCATATACCGAAAGATGCAAAGAGCGATAGTCTTTGCATCGGTGTCGTTAATGGCTTGCCACGTTGGTTCCTGTATCATGGCAAAATCCATTCCAAGAAGCTTGCTATTGCCTGCCAATACGTATGGCCTGATGCTTCTGATAAAAGCTTTTTGGATTTCCTTATCGTCACTGAAGGTGGCAACTGGCGTGATTTGAACGATATCGTCAATGGCGGCATGCTTGGCGTTGTTCTCAAAAACACCAAGAAAAACCTAACTGCCGCTGCAATGGCCGGACTGCGATATGAGACCGTCAAGTCTGCTAGAGATGGGGCCAGTTATATCATCGTCACGGCCGTTCCTCGGCATCACGACTATGACATGATCCTTGACCGTGCAATGAGCATTGTTGGCGGTCTGTATATCCCTTGTGAATCCAACGAAGATGAGGACGAAGAATGAAATTCATCCACCTGAAAGACCTGATTGACACCGAAAACGACAATTTCTTTTTGGTCGAGCACACTATCGACAAACTCGACGGGTACATTCCGTACACCATCGGTACGGACCTCATGAAACAAATGATCCTTTACCGTCGTCTCGACTATCGAATGAACCCGGCGGAACTGACCATGTGCATCATGGCCGCAAAGGATGCCGGGATGAGGCGTTTTGATTGGGACAGCATCATGCAGAACTATGACGGATATCAGGCATTCCGCAACTATTCATCCGTCAGTTACGCGATTGACGGTATCCGTCGGCAGGAATGCGTTGTGGCCGTTTACCGTGGCGAAATGCGCGATTGGCAGCTAGAGGAAGTCCGCAAGAAAGAAGGAGAAATTCGGATGCTCTGTTTGCAGAATCAATACGATGAATTCATTACCCTTTTTGGGTATCAGCCGCTTTTCCTAGAGGCAATTCAGAAATTCGACCACGATCAATCTTTCCTGTGAGGCAATCATGATCAAATTCGACGGATACACTGCAAACGGCATCAAGAGCGTTAGCATCGATGATGGACTGATCTTGCGTGCCATCCTTGGGGTTGCGAAACAAGAGGAATCGCCTTATATCGGTCAATACGCGCTTGATGAACTGAAGGGGGGCTCTGTATCCAGCGCCGTCGAAACTCTGGCGCAATGGTATGCAGAGGAGGTGATGGATTGTGATGCCCCGTATGTCGCCAAAAAGGACGGCCAGACGATCTTTGAGGCCGAGGCCGATAAGGACTATATCCCGCACGTCATGACCTTTGATGAGCTGAACCATTTCAAGCCGCATCATGACCGCATATTAGTTTTTACCCAAAAGAGTAATGATGAAGATATGCGGGGGACAATGGAGTATGGTTATCAGCGTATCTACTATGACGATGAGTATGCAGATTCCGTCTATGCGTACATTCGATATCCATACTTTGGGCGCGCTCTCGCAGAGTGCATGGAGAGCGCCTACTGTCGGAGCAGAATAAAACGGCTTGAGCTTCCGGAATCTCACCCGGTCGAATTGAGCGATTGGCAGGTGTTTGAAGAGCTGAAGACTGGCAACCGCATCGCCGCGATGGTCAAGCCTGGGGACGTGAACTCCGCGTTCCTGAACGTGACGGAACTGCCTTATATGCGCGGCAAGCATCCCGAACATGGGCATGTTCTGATCGTCGGGGCGGCGCGTTCTGGATCAATGGCTGCAATCGTGACGTATGCGCGGGCTTGCGGTGTTGAGCTTGAAAAGCCCAAAGAGCCGGAAGTTTTTGATGAGATTCCTTTCTGAAAGGTGGGTGAAAAATGCTACTGCGAGAATTGCCCAATTGGGTTGCAAAGAACAAGGACCGGATCAATGAAACGGCCATCGACGGATGGAAAGTGTGCAACGATACGAAATGGATGCAAGCTACTCACGTTCTGGAGAACGTCAAAAAACTGTCAGAAGAACTACGGCATGAAGTAACGGCTATCAACATTCCTTTCTTCGATATGTCGGAACTTGAGTTTAGTGAATGGAATGCCATTTATGAACTCGGTGCTGCAATGAGATTGCGTGACGATGACACAGGGCAATTTTTTCATGCACTGATGTATCTTGATGATGCTTCCCCGGCGCTGCAATTGCTGAAAGAATTAGAGATGTGGGAGATTGACAAAGCTTTTGCCCATGCGACGGATTACATCAAGCAATCGAAAGCAGAAGTCTATGAATTGAAAAGAATCGTAGACCTCGTTTAAGGTTTACAATCAAGGCCCACTAACGGGCCTTTTCTTTTTCTATGAGACCATTTCACACCCCGCGCCATCATGTCGATATGCACGAATTGACGCTAGGCGCTTGCATCAAGATTGCCCAAATCCAAGAGTACGAGCGCGGAATCTCTGAATTCCTGCGCGCATGCGGATGCGGGGAAACCCATGATTGGAGCGTGCAGGAACGCTATCTAGCCGTCGCCCACTACATTGCCTGTAACGGCGATGAGCCCGATTTTATGGTAGGGGCAAGCGCACGCTTTTCGGACTACCTGAACGATGGGGGCATGGAGCCGTCCGGACGCTATATCTCGGGCGCCACCGCCGAACTGGCCGAGCGCATGCGCACAGAATTCGACGATCTTCCCGGGACAACCTATTACATGCTGGCCTACATGACCGAGGCGACCGACGATAAAGCCATGGTCGAGGGTATCCGGAAATACCTTGAGATGCCGGGTTCTGAATTCGAGGCCGCGTACCGTGAATTCTTCGCCAGTCTGTCGCCGCATATCTTCACCTTGCGCGTGAGCGATGAAGGGCTTTGCATCGCCGCCAAAGAGAAGGAAGGACGGGGGGATGAGGTGCCCCCCGTCGCCCGATTTCCTGCCGCTGTCGCAATCCCGGGAATCATTGAAATCATTACGTGACACTATCCACGCGCTCACGCTCTATGCCGGATGTTCTCTTCTGGAAGCCAAGGAAGTAACCGCCAGCGAGGCCGGGGATTTCTTCAACGGAACATCATTCGAGCAATGGAAGAAGGGGCGTGATGCTGATTTGAAAATCCAAACCGGCATCGCGTCACGATTGAATGAGGTTATCCGAGGCATCGGATTACTTCAGAAGGTCATGGGCCGATAGAATGATCAGGGGGCGACGGCCCCCTTTCTTTTCTGAAGGATGGATCATGATCACTACGCCAAAAATCCGCTACAACCTGCGCGACAGGGGGCGGAAATTCAACGGGCAGGACCGTAACTACAACGTTGCGAAACTGGTAGCTAACATCAATTCGCCGGCTACCCAAGAGACCGTCAACACTGGCGGAATGCTGGGGTATCTCGGGCATATGCCGCGTGTCCGGTACGGGCTTGAGGTCGGAGAAGCAGCAGTCGAGGGAAAGAACTATGTGCCCATCGAACCGGCTTTCGTCACGGAGTACCTGCACGCCGACAGTAACGGAGACGTTACGCATGTGGCCCGGTTCCTCGACACGAATAGCGGCAATCTGGCCCAGAAACTCTGGGAAGAGAAGGTCGGCGGCTTTTCCTCGGCCATCGATTCCGCACGCTGGGCGCTGAAAGGCTTCGACTACGTGCATAGCCCGAACTTCCTGCAAAACTCGTTCCGGGGCGTGACGCTGGATAGCATCGAGGATGGCGGGGATATGCCGCTGACACTGGATGAGGCCGTGGAAGCCGAGCGCATGGAAATGGATGGCGCCATCCGTGAGGTTCTCGCGCAATTGACCGCTCAACGTGACGCGCTGGCCGCCGCTTTGGATGCTACCAAGGTCGAGAATCTGGAGCTGATTGGACTTCTGGCGAAGAAGGGCATTGAAAAGCCGGTGCTGGATCAAGCTTTCAAGCGTCCGGCCTTCGGGAACAAGCCGAATTTCAAGACGATGCGCCTTGATCCGCCCATGCGTGACGTGCGGGAAGAGCACTACGATTCAATCTGCCGTCTGATGGGGGTACGCTGATGTTCGAGCCGGTCAAACACGCCTTTGGCCGGTTCATGGGAGACTTCTATGCTTCCCTTGTTCCGACCACGAAACCCATGCAGGAATTTTGCGCCCGAGGGCTTGAGAAGAGCATCGGCATCGCCCCCGGGAAGATGGTTGATGCCGCCGAGAGCATGGTTAACTCTTGGATAAAGAACGTTCAGGAATCCGAGAACGGGTCTACTCGCGGGCCGTCCAAAAACCATCAATTCCCGGCAATCATCGTAGCGTTCGCAAAGGATTCGCCAGCCTATGAGCGCGAGTACGGGCGCCCGCTATCTGACGCCGAGTTTGTGCAAATCCCCGATGATCCGCTCAAGCGCATCTTCAAGCTTCGCACGATTGGCATGGATATGCGCGTGCAGATTGTCATCATTTCTCACGATGAGCCGTCAGCGCGTAGCATCGCAGCGCAATTCCAAGCGTTCGTAGATCAGGGAGACAGGCGGCGCTTTAAGGCGGTCTATGAGTTTGCTCAAACGGAAACGCTCTGGCCGTGCCAGATTGAAAACACGTCCGTTCCGTTCCTGAACATCCCGAGCGAGGCCGATAACCTTACGCTATTGGCGAGCGACCTTACATTGCATTGCACGGTACCGCTCTTTGAAGCCTCGCCGGTTGGGAAGGGTGTTACCCCCTACGGATTCCCGACCGTGCGCGAGGTCCGTTATGATGGCTTCCACGAGCGCGAGCACGTCCGTCATGCAATCGTTGGGGAGAAACTGGTTCCGTGAAACAGATACAAGCAACCATCGTAGGATTCGCGGGAAAGCCCGCCACTCTCTTTTCAGCCTACGATAACAAGAGCGGTGTATTGGTGATTGCTGTCGATTCCGAATACCGCCGAGAACGACGGGATGGGGCAATGGTTGTCAGCAATGACGTTACCGTTGACCGTGACGCCAAATTCGGGGAAGAGAACATCCTGAACGCCATCAAGGCATACTACCTGCTGAAGACCGGGGTTGCAATCGACGGCAAGAGTAGCCGCCTGATCGTGCAGGAACGGGCCATGCGCGCCAACCCGGAAAGCGGTATCGAGCGTGACGGTGTGGACGCAAACGGGGCACGATACCGCGTGTCTGACGCCATCACTAACCTGCAAATGGCGGCACTTGCGACCTGCCTGCAAGCCATCAACAGCGATCAGGTGGATATCACCCTGTCGTTGCTCGATCAGGTGCAGGAAATGAAAAATCAACCGATGATCATCACGATATGAGTAACGCCGCAATCTTTTGGTACGAAATCCGACGGTGGAAATGGAACTTCAAGCCGTTTGAAAACTCGGGCATTCTTTACGAGATCAAGCCCGACGAAAAATTGGACGCTACCCTAGTGAGTGAGCGCGTCTATGGCCGTCGTGATGAGTATCTCGTAGTGTGTGCCATCACCGACACGGACCGCGTAGACAACCCGGTGCATAGCGGCCGCTATTGGTTCCCGTCCGATGAAGCACTGTTCGAGATCAAGCGCCGTATCGGATTCGAGACCCGCGCCGATCTCATCGATGATGAAGGGAAACCCGTATGGCAGAGGTAAAGCATCGCCTCGGCCCGTCCCTGAAACTGGCGGGCCATATCAAGGAAGCGGCAGACATTCGGATGGAGCATGCACGTTCCGCCGAAGCCGCTAACCTAGTCCGAGACCTGAACGACACTTCTAACGGGGCACTGCTGGCGCGGGCCATTCAGAAAGGGGTGTCGCCGCATGCACTTCTCTCCGAATACCGTCGGAACGTAGCGCAGGCACAAAAGGAATTCGTCGGGTTCCAAAAGGGCATCACCGCACGCGAGATCATCCAAGTCTCGCGGATGAAGCCGCTAAAGTACAAGACCGATCAGAAACAGCCTACATGGAAGAGCGACGTAGACAAGGCAAAGACCGAGATCACGCGCTGCATTCCTGCATCCATGCACGATGGCTTGATCCGATTCATCACTAATGCCGGTGTCGATTCGCAGTCGAAACAGCACTATGTGGCCGTCGATATCGTCGGTTTCGCCCGGGAAATCGAGGCCGCAAAGCAGCAGATTGCCGACGGGAAAGAGGTAAGCGTTCTCGGCATCGTGCGTAGGCTCCGCCAGAAGAAGCTACGCATATCCTGCACTTGCGACCGCTGGCAGTACGTCTTTTCGTATCTCGCAACCATCGGCGGATACAACAATGGCCCGGCTCAAAAAGGCTATCCGAAGATCACTAACGAACGGCTGCAAGGTTGTGCATGCAAGCACGCAATCCGTGCCGCCATCGAGATCGATTCTGGTAGTTCCTTCGGCAATTACCTCGGGCGTCACGTCCAGAACGCGCTACGCAACGTCAAGAAGACGAACCTGAAGGCCAAGGACAGGGACGATATCGAGAACAAGCAGCGCACAAGCCCGACAAAGCTTGTGACGGCAGAAGAGCGTGCAGCACGCAATCAGAGAGACCGCGAGCGGCGCGCAATCCTGAAAGCCATCAATTCCAGCAAGCGCGGTACCGTGCCGTTCGCTCAACAAACCGCGACACAAAAGCGATGGGACCGAATGAAGCCGGATGCAGTGGCCAAAGAGTTTTCAACCATGTTCAATCTGCCGGCCAAGGTTCAATCTGCCCTTGCTAAGATGCTTTCCGTTTATAGGAAAAAATGATGCTGAACAATGTTCCGCTACAAACCCAAATGCTGGCCCATCGCGTCGTTGTCCGGCATCCTAACTCGATGACGGCCGTTCTCTATCGGAAGCGTTCCAACCGCACGGACCCGCTGCATAGTGGCAACCCGACCATGGGCGGGCTGGCTGTTCTGTCTTCCACCGATGAGGAAGACTATTCGTATGACCGTAAAGGCATCGTCGCCATGCTGCCCGTCGTGGACCGTTTCGCGCCTAGCGTGATGCAGAAGAGCATGGATGTTTCGGTGGGAGACGGGAACATAGAGGCGCGCTATCTGATCGTTTCCATCCACGATAGCGCACACCCTGAGTACGTGAAGCCCAAGGATCACGATATCGTGTTTGTGCTGATGACGGGCGAGGAAGACGGGCCTAAATTCGCGTTCGAGATCGTCAAAACTGAAACGACACTCAACGTTCCGCCATTTACTGAACGTTACGTTCTCAACCGCAGGGAGGATTTGCTGGAAAACCTGTGATATAGAATCCGCTTATGTTCCGCATGATGCGGGCATTTTGATTTCTTTTCCGGAAAAGGAAATAAACGATGGAATACCTGAAGCAAAGCACTCAAGACGTGCATAAATACATGACCGCGCTGCAAGAAGCGCAAGCAGACGGCACCAAGCTGGACAGTGCTGCCGTCACCGATGAAGCCCCCCAGCAGTTCCAGATCGTGCTGGATGAAGCCGGTAAAAACGCTGACCTGATCGTGCGCGCTCTGCTGGACGGTTCCGCTCTGTATGAGCGTGAGCATGGCGTGAAAGTACCGGCTGACGTGGCCGAGAACGCCATTCAAATGGCCTACTCGACTACCCGCGACGCTTTCCGTCGTTATGGTCTGAAATCGCTGGCGCTGGATAGTGCAGACTCGAATCACCACGACCAAATCTCGCTGCAACCTAACCGGGCGGTGGTCTCGATTCTGTCGGCATTTACCGAAGCAATCCCCTACGCTCACTACCTGCCTGCCGATATCGGTTCCAACGAAGCCAAGCTGGCGATCATGTCGCACCAAGCCGGCGTGAAATTCGGTCAGTATGAGCAAAACGGCAGTCTGGATGGTGCTGATAGCGGTGGTTCCTTTATCTCGGCCAAGCGCCTGCACACTTCCAACCCTGCCGGCGGTGGTGCAGTTACCGGCAAGCTGACCAAGATTCAGACTAACGCCAACACTTGCGACCCTTCGGCCGGCGATCTCAAGCTGCTGCGCGGCCGCGCCATCGTGTACGTGAACGGTATCCGCTGCGCTTCCGAAGCCGCTGTCACTCGCGGTTCCGGCAATAACTCCGTGAGCGGTTCCATTCGCATCGGCGGCATTGAGCACGTCATCGGTGGCACGATCAATACCGACACTGGCGAATACGCGCTGACCTCGACTCCGGCCCTGCCGACTACCGTTAATGTCGCAGTCGAATCGTCCATCGATTTCGAGCGCCAACCCGACCTGACCCCGAGCGTGATTAGTTCGGTTGAGACCTTCCCGCTGCTGGCCTCCCCGTGGCGCGTGACGACTCACAACACGATTGACACGCGCACGCAGATGGCAAACGAGCTGAATCTGGACCCGCATGCCGAAAGCATTCTGGCCATTCAGACGCAGTTTGCCAACGAGCGTCACCGTGAGGTCATCCGCAAGGGCCTGCGCATCGCGGTGAACAACACCACGACTTTCGACTGGGGCCAAGCCAAGACGCTGCAAGATTCGGGCCGTGCTGCCGTGTGGGCGGACCTGTCCTACCCGCTGGCCGCTCTGTCGCAGCAAATGGCGCTGAATACCATGAACCATGGTATTACTCACATCTACGTGACCAAAAACGTTCTGGCCCAGCTTCGCGGCCTGCCTGCCACGATCTTCCAATCGTCCGGCATCGCTGATCGCCCGAGCGTCTACCGCGCCGGCCGTCTGTTTGGTCTGTATGAGGTGTACTACACCCCGTGGGAACTGGCTGAAACCAACACTTCCGCGCAAATTCTGTGCGTAGGCAAAGCAACCGACGTTGCCCGTAACCCGATTGTGCTGGGTGATGCCGTCGCCCCGATGGTCCTGCCGCTGGCCGTTAACTCGGACCTGCGCCAAGGTAGCGCGTTCTATGCCCGGAACTTCACCGAGCTGAACCCGCATCAACCGTCGGCCATGGGCTTTGCCATGATCGAAGTCACGAACTTCTGATGAGACGCAGGGGTAAAACCCTGCTGCATTAGAATGCAAGGGCCAGCCTTCGGGTTGGCCCTTTTTTCATCCTTGCAAGGAAGATTTATGTCTGAATTCAATATCGGGGCGACGGCACTTGGCGCAAAGTCCGTTATTCCGTTCATCGAACAATACGAGGCAAGTCCTTACCCGGTGCAGGTTGCCGTGTTCAACCATACTTACCGGCGCATCACGATTTTCGGCACGCCTATCGACGTTGAGCCATGGACTGCCCAAACCACCCATGCCCGAGACTACAGTGAGCTGCATCGAATCGCCAGCAATCTGCAAGAGATTGCAGATCTTAATCAATTCGAGAAAGTGGCCGCTATCTACGTTCAGGATATCGTTGATTACGTAGACGAAGTGCCGGGGCAAACTTATGAACCCGAGCCCGAACCCGTCGAGGAAGAGCCAGAGGAAATGGAACCAGAGGCCGTAGAAGATTCGGATGGCGTCGGAACTCTGGTGCCGAAAAAGCGCGGCCGTCGCAAAACTGAAGAGGAGCAAGCAGAATGACCGTAGCATTCGTTCGCCAACTGGGGGCCGAGAGTGGCCTTCAGCTTAACCCGCTGATTGATTCCAGTGAAATCCCGTCGATTGGCAATGACGATCAGGTGATGGGCATTGCCATGCGTGCCCTTCGCGGTCGCATTGACAAGCCGTTCAAGGTCACTCGTTCGGACGTGTACAAGAAGCTTGGCAAGGGCGAGAGCGTGCGCCTGAACAAGCGGAACGAAGCGTTTATCCATGTGGTCGAGGCGCTGAATAACGGCGTCTATGAGGTTGTCGTGCAGCGTATGACGACTACGCAAGCAAAAATCAAATGGATTACCGTATCGAACTCATTCACCTATGCCGTGGCTGATGCACGCGACGATGACGCGATGATCAACATCCGGCATCTTGGCTGCTATAACGACGGTATCCGTGTGGCCTTCCACGCTGACCCGTCCGACGATGGTGCCTCGCCTGTAACCATGGTCTATTTCCGCGCAATCGACCCGGACGGTGTGGTTGTTTTCGAGGCTAAAGGTTCTCTGGACCCAACCGCACGCGACGACTACAACGAATCCCAGTATCTGCCAGACGTGATTACCAAACTGTCGGATGAGTGGGAAATGGTCATCAAGGAAGGCGCGACCGTGACGCCGACTTCGGACGCCTACGGCTATGACACGTTCGGCAGCGAAAAATACGCCACGTCTGACGTTCTGCTGGCATTCGAGGAAGGCCCGACCGTCTACACGACTCAAGATTTCCAGCGTTTCCGCTCGAATCTGACGGCCACGCCGCACGATTACGCCTATATCGCTGGTGGCGGCGAGACTGACGCCGAGTTTGTTAAGCAGATGGCGCAACTGGCGTATGACACCAACCGTCAATTGCGTATCGATGTCCCGGGCGACCTGACCCCGGAACAAGCGATCACGAAAGCGAAAGAGTGGAATCTCGGCAGCAACAAGGCAGCCCATTTGGTGCATGTCTTCTGGGCGCCGCTCAAGACCGATGACCCGATTGGCCTGTCTGGCAGCGGCTATTACGGCACTTCCGCGCTGAATATCGCCCTTGCGTGCGAGCGCAATGCGCGCAAGAACGGCAAGGGGTTCGCGCCGAAGAACTACCCGATTGCTGGCCGTGAATACCCGCTTTCGGGCCGTACTCGCGTCAACCAGATGCAGCAGCTTACGTCGCAGCAACTGAACGCGCTTGCGAAAGCCAAAATCAACCCGGTGGTGTATGAGACGTACACCGGCGGCGGACGCTACGTCTTCCGGGACTGCCTTACTTCCGCGCAAGTGGATTCCTCGCTGAAGAAGCTGATTTCCGTGGTTGACATGAGCACGTCCATCGATGAGAGCGTGACCCGGGCCGGTAAGGATTTCCTGCAACTGCCAATGCAGGTTGCCATCAAGAAGATGGAAAACTTCCTGACCCGTCTTTTCGAGGACGCCGAAGCTTCCGGATGGCTTGTGCCGAGTAATGCGCCCGAGATGAAGGGTAAAGCGTCGCTCTTTAGTGTGAAGCCTAACGAGATTCGCCCCTATGACGTAATGGATGTCATGTACTGGCTTCGTTACGATGGTGTGGCGCGGCAAATCATGGTTACGCAGACCATCACTCGTTAAAATCGGTCCAATCGATCGATATGGGGCGGCTTCGGTCGCCCCTTTTTTTATGGGCTAATCAAATGGCATTGTTCAACTTCTGGAAATCCAAGGAATGGCGCGCCGATAACGTCAAGCCGGCCGAGGACATTACGCAAACGACCGCGCTTGAATACGGCATGTCGAGCGCCCCCATTTCCTCGCTGCTGGGCGACGCCAACCGACCGCCTCGGGATAGGGTTCAAATCTACCAAAAGTGGGAAGCGATGGAAGGCGATCCCATTGTTTCGTCAGCCGTCAAATTGCTTGTCACCGGCGCCCTTGGTGGACACGAAACATCCGGGGACGTTGTGTTCATCGATGACCGCCCGGACCTGAAAGAGGGTGAAAAGAACATTGTTCAGGAAATCCGCGAGCATTGCGGCCCGATCATCAATAAGGTGGTGTACCAGATGGCCTATCTGGGCGCGATCTTCGGGGATTCCTACTCGCGCATCTACGTGGACGGTAACGGCTTGGTGGATTTGGATTGTTCGGAAATGGTCCGTCCGCCATTGGTGCAGGCATACGAACAAGGGTCCAAGACTATCGGGTACTCGATCAGTGTCGGGAAGTCGCTCTACGAGCGCCTTACGGCTGAACAGATGGCGCGCCTGAAAATGCCCCGAACGCAATACGTCCCGCAAAACACAGCACTGCACAAGGCTATGCGCCTGAAACTGTCGGAGGACGATATCAATGCACTGCCCGTCATGCCCGCGCTTGTGGGCGGCTCTCTTCTCTATCCGGCCGAACAACCGTATTGGAACCTTGCGGCCGCGCTTCTGGGAATTGTCGGTCAGCGGTGGATAGACTCGATTGACGAACAAATCATCATGCCGAACATGGATAGCATGACCTCCGAGCATCGGAAGCAATTCATGGACGGCATTAAAGAGATGTTCCAAAGCAGCAAGGCGAACGCTGAAAAAGCCGTGAAAAGCGGCCTTCCGATCCTTGAGCGCATGCGGTATCTGATGCCCGTCTTTGGCGACAAGCAGATGATCACGGTGGCCCCGCTCAACGGCGGAAACCCGGGACGTGCCGGCCAGATCACAATTGACGACGTGATGCTGCACGCGAGGATGCTTGCTGGCGCGCTTGGTGTGGACCTTTCGATGCTGGGCTTTGCCGATCAGATGTCCGGCGGTCTGGGAGAGGGCGGTTTCTTCCGAACGTCAGCACAAGCGGCCGAGCAAGCACGCGCAATCCGGCAGGCGCTTACTGATTGGATCAATCATGTTCTGGATGTTCACTGCCTGCACAAATACGGTGTGGTCTACCAGAACAAACTGTGGGATATCAACTTCTACGGTTCAATCTCGGCGCTGGAAGCAGAGAAGCAGCGCACGATGGTCGATAAAGCCAACTATGGTGGCCTGCTGATGCAATCCATGCAGATGATGAAGGATATGGGCGCGGATCAGCAATTGATGTCCGTTTTCCTTGAGAAGACGATGGGCCTTGATGAGGACGTGGCCAAGGAATTTGCCCGTATCGTTGACCTGAAGAAGGTTGATGATCAGGAACAAGAGCGAGGGGGTAAATGGTGAGCTTCCTTGATAACCAAATCCAACTGAGCGTCGGCAGCCGCGTACAAGGGCGCATCCAAAGCCGCATCGCCGACAAGATGAATGAAGCCGTTCTGAGCCGGTCGGCTCAACGGTTGCTTGTCGCTGCACGTAGTCAACTGGGTGCGGCCGTCAACGAGGTGATGCGCAACCGCCCGAGCGAGCTTGTCGGGAACATCACGCTCAAAGAAGCGGAAATGATTCACGCCATTTCCTCAAGCATCGAGCGCGCCCGTAAGAATTACTGGATGCTGGAAATTGAAAGCCCAATCACGACGGACCGCGTGGCAGCACACTTCAACATGCTGGCCACTGATGTCGATTACACGATTGCGAACATTTCCGGAGATCGGAAAAGGATCGGCGGCGCGACCATTGATAGTCTGGTAGGAAGGGAACCTATCGAATTGCGCGTTACCTGCCTCGATGACGCAAGTGGGATGATCAAGAATTGGTTTCTGATGCACGTTGAGCAAGCGTCTCCGACCGATGGCACGATCAACGTTCCGGCCTCATTTGCGATCAAGATTCGCGTCGTTCATAACGCGGTAACGGAACAAAGCAGGCGCAACGAATTCGAGACCTACGAATACTTCAGGCCCATATCAATCGAGACTAGCCTGTCGCGTCGTGATTCCGCTTTGAGCGAGGTTACGATGACGTTTTCCCAGATGGATAGCTTTGTGAGGCCGTGATGAAGAGCGACAAAGACGGGTTTCTTATCCTTGGCGTGGAAAGCGCTAGCAAGGACGATATCAGCAACCAGATTGCGAGCATGCGGAAGGACATTGCAGCCATCCGCGATGCCGTCCTAGGTGATGCCGGGGCATCCACTGCTAAATCGGTCGATGCCCTTCACGAAACGGTCAAGCGGGCGGCGCGTGAAGATCGCCACGCGAATCAGATAGCGCAACGTGCCCGCGTGGCAACCCCTGTGCAGAAAGTGCGGGTTGTCGAATCGCAGACGCAACTTTCAAACCGGGTTCGGCGCGAGAATGCGGCCAGTGCTGCACTGCCTGCACGCGGCGCCATGGGGCGATTTGTCGCGTCTGGTGGTGCGTCGTCCAATGTCGAATCCGTGTCCATCGGCCGGTCTCGTATCTCAATGGATGCCGTGGCCAATGCCGTGAAAAGCGGCGTCAGCGCGGCGAGTAATGCCGCAAATAGCGTGAGCGATCCGGCCATCAAGGCCATGGGAGAGGTCGCTACGCCGCTCAAGGGCATGATGTCGGGCGCCGGGGACGCATCGAACAAGACGCTTGGCAGAATCTGGCGCTGGCTTCGGCGCAAGGATGACCGCGAGCGCGTCGAGCAGCGCAAGCAGCAAGACACCCTGACAGACATTTCCCGCAAGCCGTTCGGCAAGGCTGGCGCCAAGGGAAGCATTCTGAGCGGCCTAGGGCTGGGCGCTGGCGCGTCGATCTTCGGCAGTGGGGCATCCGTACTGAAAGGGGCCGGCGGGGCCGTGGGCGGCCTTCTGGGCGGTCTGGGACGTGCTGCTGCAAAGGGCGGTCGCGGAATCGGTGGGTTGCTGAAGAAAATCCCGATCCTCGGCCCGCTTCTGAGCGCGGGAATGGCTGCATGGGACTACAGTGAAGCCACAACCGATCAGGAGCGCCATAGAGCCATCGGCGGCGGTATTGGTGGTGTCGGTGGGGGCATCATCGGTGCGGCGCTTGGCGGGCCTATTGGTGCAGCCATCGGGGCATTCGCTGGCGACGCTCTCGGCAAATACGCTGGCGAGAAGTGGACCGAATGGGAGCCTACCGTTTCGGCGGCATGGAACAAGGTAAGGGATACCGCCACCGCTGCCATCACTGGCATCAGCGAGGCGGCCGGCAAACTCTGGACCGACGTTAAAGGATGGTTCGGGGACAAATTCGGCCCGGTGGTTGACAAGGTTTCCGAAGGAATCGAAGTGGCTGCAAAAGCCGCGTCGAGCTTTCAGGAAAAGGCGTCGGCGGCGTTCGGGAATGCTGTCGATTACGTGAAGGATATGGAGATCGTCAAGGCTGGCGGTCGCGTATGGGATAAGGTGAAGAGCATGTTAGGTGACACTAGTGCGCGGTTTGAAAGTAACGGGAAGGCAGGAACCATTTCTACGGGCCGGGGCGATTTCGGCGGCCGTAGTTATGGGGCTTACCAGTTTTCTTCCACGATGGGCGTGGCTGATGCGTATGCCGCGCAAAGCAAGTACGCATCGGAATTCAAGGGCCTGAAAGCGGGGACGGCTGCATTCGATGCGGCATGGGCCAGAGTGGCAGGGCGTGACCCGGCCGGGTTCAAGGCGGATCAGCACGCTTTCGTGATGGCCAAATACTACGAGCCGATGCGCAAATACTTTGCCTCGAAGGGCATCGATATGAGCAAGCGTAGCGAAGGTCTGGGGGATGCAATGTGGTCAACTGCCGTGCAATTCGGGCCTGAGCGCGCAATGAAGATGTTCGAGACGGCTACGGGCGGTCTGAGCGCGAATCTGTCGGATGAACAAATCATTCGGGCGATTCAAGGCTACAAGATTGCGAAGAATGATATGCTTTTCTCATCGTCGAGCGCGTCCGTGCGTGCAGGTACGCTTGCGCGTGCATCGCTTGAGCAGCAGGCGTTACTGTCGAAAGTGAACGTTCCGATGGCGCCAAACGTAAGTGCGGCCCCGACTCTGCGCGAGCAACTCAATGTCAACGTGAAGAATTCGCCGGCCACTAAGGACGTGGGGCAGGATGTGAAGGACCGGAACATCGCGCACGTTGCGACGGGGGGTAAAAAATAATGGATGTCGGGGCAATGATTCGCCATTGGATCACAACCCCGGCTTATGGGTATCTGGGTAGTTCGTATGGCTGCCACGCGGCCGACCTTCTCCAGTTACCCCTAGGCGATGGGGCCGTAGCGGATGCTTTGATAGCAAAGCTTAAGGAAGACATTCCCCCGCTAAAATCTCTGCCAGTGAATATCTACGCGGTCGGGAATGGCGTGGATCAGCAACAAATCATCATCGAATGCGCCGGGCAGGCCGTCGATATAACGGATCGGGTATTTAAGGAGTAACGATGCTCACCAAGGCGGATTTTTTGAAAGCGGCGGAACAAGAAATCCGCTCTAACCCATCGAAGTATTCGCAGCTATCCCCGCTGCTGTACGCGGGCGATCCTCGGCTTACGCAGGCCATCGGGTCCATTGCCACGATGCTTTCCATGCTCTCCCAGCAGATCGAGGCATCCACTGATGAGCAATTCAACCGGATCAAGAAAAGTACGGTTGACGCTTGGCTTGCGTCCCATGGCGTCTGGAAGAGCGCGAAGGCGGCCACGTTCAAAGTGAGGGTCAAAAACCCGCACCCGACCGCTAACGTATTGCTGGGGCTGTTCACTCAATTGGTGAGTGACAACGGTGTGACGTGCCGGACGATGGACCGTCGCGCCTATACCATCGAACCGAATCAATCGATTACGGTCGATGTGGGGCAATACACGCGCCGGAACAACAATAACGACTTTGTACACACGGTCACGGAAACCAAACCGTTCTATCAGATTGAAATTCCTGTGGAAGAAGACGGGGAATACCGCGAGGATTTGCTTGTCTACGTCAACGATGAGGGATGGTCCTATCAGGCCGACTACATGAACCTTCAACCCGGGGACAAGGCTTACACGCTGACCGTCTCTTCCACTGGAAGACTGGTGGTCCAATTCGGGGATGACGCGCTGGGCGGCAAGATGCTCAAGGCTGGCGACGTTGTGCGCATGAATGCGTTCACCACAAAGGGCGCTGATCACGGCATCCGCGTCGGCACCAAGATGGTTACTGAAAACCCGTTCGACCATGGTGCGACGCTGGAATTCGAGGTTATCGAGATCACGTACCCGGGCGAAAACCCGATGAGCGAAGAGGCCAAGGCGCAACTGGCCAAATACCCGGCTCTCTACGATTCCAGCGCGGTCTATCTGGGAGAGTTTGAGGCCATGGTTCGGCGCAAGATGCCAAACCTGCAATTCCTGTCCATTTGGAACGAGATGCGGCACGAAGAAGCGACGGGGACGCGAGACGTGAAGAACGTCAATTGCCTGTTTATCGCTGCGCTGAACGTGAACGGCACCGGCTATCAATACGGCTATAACGGCAATGCGCGTGCCACGTCCGTGCAATTCACCGAGATTCCGACTACCCAAATGGCGCAACCAACTAGTCAATTCCTTTACGAGATTGAGAAGATCATCAAGGAAGCTGACGATTCATACCGCGTCCGTTTCTGGCATCCATGCGCCATCAATCCGGCTATCACGGTGAACATTGAATGCGGTTCCTCATTCGATGCCGAACAAATCCGGACCAAGGCAAAGCAGGCCATCGTCAAACGGTACGGACGTTACTATGCCGGCAGTGAAAACAGATCGCCGGCATACCCTAACCGCGCCATCCGTCGCCGGGACATCGTGAACATGATTCAGAACGAATGCCCGGAACTGCGCGCACCGGGGAGTGAGATTGATGTTCTGGTGGACGATCCTGCTGGATTATCGAGCCATCCGAATATCTATAAGTGGGTCCGAGAGCAAGACATCACGATCAACGTGAAGACCTCCGGTCTGGTCGGCGTGGCATGGGGTGAAGACTGATGAAGATGCTTCCATTGCAGGACTCGTTTGAACAAAGCGGGTTCGAGGATCAGATCAGAAGGCTTGCCATCAAACTTTACGATGACAAACTGTCGAGTGATGTTCAGGATATCGCCATGTCCGGCATCCCGTATCAGGATGGCATTTCTTTCAAGTATTTGCAGCGCGTCGTGCTGCGCGATGGCCTGTCGCTGCTGGATTTTGAATCGAGCCCGAACCGCTTGCGGCACTTGCTCCGTCTCTGGCTGTCGCAGAAAGGGACGCACAAGCGCGGATTGAAATTCCTTAAGAAGTACATTGACATTCTGTACCGTGGCGATGCCAAAGTAACCCAACTCTGGCTTGACGCCTCGCGCCCGTACCCCTCGACCATTGATGACGTGGCCACGAATGAATTTAGATGGTGGCGCATCCAACTGAACGAGAGCGGCAAGAAAGTGCTGAATCGAGGCCTTCCCGGCGCGTTCATGCTGAACAAGGACTACATTGAAGAGAACCGGAAAGACAACCGTGTATCGAATAATCCGAATCTTTATCTTTCTTCTCGTGTTCGTGTCTCTCTGTCTCTGGACGCAAAAGAGCAACGCGCTTCACGCATGCGGGAAACGTTCCGGCGCATCCTTCCTGCCCGGTTTGTCATCGACTTCAAACTTTGGGAAGCCGAGGCAATCGAGTATTACAAGAACTTCATGTCGGTGGACGTTTCCTTCGTCGCCACGCTCTATCCTGAAATCCAGTACCCATGGTCCGCGCCCGTGGTAACGTCTGATCGGTCACGCGCATTCCGTGTGACAAACCCGGGCACTACGCGCCTCGGCGGAAACTACGTTGACATTGAAATCAAGAAGGTCTGAACATGTCCAGCAGCATCATTACCGATTATTACCGTACCAAACTGGCCGATGCCGTCCTTAACGGCGGCTCCGTCCCCTCGCCCGTAAAACTCGTTCTGGGGAGCGGCGGCCATAGTGGCACGCAAGTAATTGACGTATCGTCATCGTCTACGGCCGTGCGGAACAAGGTGGGCGAGAAGAACGCAACCGTTCGCAGCAAAGCCGGCCCCATGGCCATCGTGGTTGGGGCTGAATTTTCGGCTTCAGACATTGCAGCGACAGGCAGTCAGAAGGTCATTTCTGAAGCCGCCATCATCGACAATACTGGGCAGGCTATCGCTATCAAGAACTTTTCACCGAAGTTTATTGAAATTGGCGAGACCTACTCGATTACGATGCGCATCAATTTTTGAGGTAAAACATGGAAAAAATTCGGCCGCTTTCCAGCCATAACAGCGTATTTCCGGTTCAAGATGAGCTGAACGACAGGTTCAAACTCATCAATAAGAACTTTGAAATTCTGTCTGCCGTGGCTGGCCAGAATGGCGGGAATCTTGATAATCTGGTCACGTCCGTTAACGGACAGACCGGGGACGTGACGATCCAGACCGGCGCCCGTCCTAACGAGGAGCTTACCGGGGTTGTTACCCTGAACGGTGAGCCGATTGCTACGCAATCTTGGGTCCAAGGGAAGATCATCCCGCCTGTTCGTTATGCGCGTGCGACGACGCTTTCTGACGGCCTGATGTCGGCCGACGATAAGCGTAAGCTGGACGTGCTGGACGTGGCGCAACTGATGAATTCCCCGTCTGATGTTCGGACGGTGAACGGCATGAAGGGCAACGTTCGGATCACGGCCGAAAGCCTGGGGGCTGCTACCCGCGTTGATCCTACGTTCACTGGCACGGTCAATGTCCCGACGCTGGACGCATCCGACGGCAATCTGCGCTTTGACAACCGCGCCGCCTCGATCAAGTTTGTCAAACAATACTTTGTCCGGGCCAGTGCAGAAGTTACGGATTCGCTGGAAAACGCGACCAACCTTAAAGCCGGCCTCATGTCGCCGGAAGACAAATCGAAGCTGGACCGTCTGCCGGAAGGTGGGGCACAAAGCGCGGTTGTCTCCGTGAACTCGAAGACTGGAGCTGTTCAGCTTGAAGTAGATGACATTCCGGGCGCTGCCCCCATCGAGGAGCCGCACTTCCGTCGTGCCGCGTTCGTCGATGGCAAAAAGGTTGCCACCGAAGAGATGGTTAACAGCGTGTCGGCGCGGGATCGCGGCGCGATCAAAGATGCCATCATGTCGGACCTCAATAACCGTTTGGTTACTGACAACCAAAACGGCCTGATGGATTCGACCTCGTTCAAGAAACTGTCAGACCTGCCCGATCCTAAGCGCGTCATTACCCGTATCAACGGCATTGAAGCAACCGGACGCACCAATACGGTTACGCTGACGCCCGACGATATCGGGGCAGTGAGCCGCGCCAATCCGCGCATGGATTCGGAGCCCGCGATTGCTAACGTTCGTCTGTCCGACTGGATTCGAGAGAACATCAGCGTATCGCGCATCACTGCCGGCCTGATGTCGCCGGCCGATAAGCGCAAGCTGGATAGCCTGAGCGTTACGCAGGAATTCAGCGGGGATATGAAGGGCAACAGGGTAACGAACCTCGGAACCCCCGAGAGCGTTAACGACGCTGCCACTAAAGCCTACGTTGATACTGCCAAGCAAGGCGCCATCGATGAATCCCGGCGTAGCGTGGAAGAGGCTAAATTCAACCTTGAAAGTGCAATCCGCGAAGCCAAAGAAACAGGTGCCGATGCACGCGCCGAGGCAGATAAAGCCAATCGTTCCGTGCGTTCCTTGGAAGCCAAGGCTTCGACTGCCGAGACTGGCATCAGCGACCTGAAATCGCGGATGACCACGCTTGAAGGTCGCGCCAATAACCCGGGCGTGGTCTCGTTTGACGGCAACATGGCCGGCAAGAAGATTACCAATCTTGCCGTGCCTGAGAACGACCGCGACGGCGCGAACAAGGCTTACGTCGATAGCAAACATGATGCAGCTATCAACGTCGCCAAGCAGTACACCGATTCGGCAAAGCGTTCTATCGAGAGCGAGGTTTCTTCCGTCCAATCGACTATCGGCAACCTGAGCGGCCGTATCGATACGCTGGAGGCACGGCAGGATCGTGACACGGTGTACGACGATACCGAGCTAAAACGCCGCGTTAAGACGCTGGAAGATAAGCCCGGATACGATGATTCAGGCGTTAAGCAACGTATTCAGGCGTTGGAAACGAAGACGGACAAGGATACCGTCTATGACGATTCC